TCATGGCACGTTATAACCTGCATGATTATCTGGATGATCAGCGTCACTGGCTTGCTGTTTGGCAGGATCACCTTGAGAAGCTGGTTGGTCAGCCTCTGGTTTGATCCCCACGTTATCTTCCCAGGCCAGCAGGTCTGAAAGTCTCCACCTTTTAGGGCTGCCATTTATTTTAGGCTGCGGGAATGGCTGAGCAAAGTAAGAGGGCATCCGGGATGGGGTGCTCCAGAAATAGAGTGTGCTGCGCGATATTTTGTATCTGGACAGAACGTCATCGGTTATCAAAATTTCATCTGATTTATGAGATGTATTAGTCATAAAAACCCCTTAGTTACATTGTCCAGGCAGATGGTGTAGCCGGCGCGCGCAGCTCATGGCTGTGGCCACATAGCTACTTTTTCTGTTAACAACTTCTACAGTGATCTTTGAGCCTTGAACCACCACCGTATAAGTTCTTTTCGTTTTCTGTCGCCCGTAGGCTCCATAAAGCTCAACGTGTTTTGCCAGTGCCGCATCGCACGCCTGGCGGCCCAGCGGTGATTGTTTGCTTCGGTTAATCAGTCGCATATTCACCTCACACAAAGACATCTACCGGATCGCCAGCTGCGCGCGCGTTGTCGTTCGCTTCCCGGCGGAGGCCGAGAACATAGCCAACGGGATCCCAACTGGACAGAATTGCATTGAGCTCTTTATGGCTGTGCCAAGTTGTCAGGCGTTTTTTAAGCTCGCTGGCGCAGGCGCGCACGTTCGCCCGGGTGGGGCCGGCCATCTTCATGCATAAGCACAAAGTCAGAAGCAGATCCGAATATTCGTCGGCGGCTGCACGCAATGCTGCCGGGTCGATGCTGGCTTCCAGCTCAGGTAATCGATGTTTAAGACTCATGCTGTCAGCTCCTCAATTCGTTTGAACTTAATAACCCAAACCCATGAATTGGAATTCCATGATTCGTCGCCGTAGATTGATTTCCAAAGGGTTACGAATGAGCCGCGAGCGCTCAGTTGATGTTGAGTCCAGCCTGGCTGATAGTGCTTCCAGAAGCCCCCTCGTAGCTTCGCCACGCCTTCTGCCTGAGCATCATGCTCGTTGATAGCGTTTAGCCGCTCAACCCGCACGTCGGTGATTTCCAGCAGAATGCGGCTGGCCCAGCGCGGCATGTGCAGCGAAGGAGTCCATTTCTCAGGCGTTGCCGGCTTATTGCAGACAGCTACGGGTACACGGTGGGTTTGCTCAGTCCATGAATTTCGCTCGCTGGCTTTGTATACCAGGGTGGCGACGGCTGTAGCCCGGCTATGCACCCGAAAGGCCTCCCGCACCCAGATGCGATCGCCTGGTACTCCGTATGGGCAGCATTCCCTGATCAGTTCAGGTACATCTTCCGGGTAGCAGCCGATAAACTTCTTCTCGATCTGAATGAATTTTGAAATTTGGTCACTTCCGACCGTGCAGTCCTTTATAATCCTGCGCGTCTGCGTCTTCCGGCCGTCGAGGATGGCCCGCACCATCTCCCCGTTAAAAATCATTCCGCGTTCAGTAATTTTCGTCATATCGTTACCGGGAGGGCGAACCCTCCCGCCTCCCTTAGCCCACGTATTCCGGTTTCATGTCGTCCAGGGTGATGCGGAACTGGTCATACAGTTCATCACCGAGGTGGCGGCGCGATGAGGTCAGGGTGCTTTCTGCCTTCGCGAATAACGCTTCGGCTTCCGGATCCCCCGGGTTAGGAAGTGAATTTATGGCAGCCTCAATCTTGTTCTTCGCATCAACAAGGTAATAGCGCTTCACCGCCTTATTCTTCAGCTCGGTATAAAGAGCAGTACCCAGCAGAGCTTTCTGTGATTCGATGTCTACGCGAATGGCTTTGGCCTGATCCACTGAGTCAGCTGTATCAATTCGGTCGCGGAGTCCATCGGCAAGAGAATCAATGCTGATAGCTGTGTCTTGTTCGCTGGTGGTGATTTCTGAGCCGCTGGTAATCTCAGCTACAGACATTCTTTGCACCGGCACCGGATTGATTTCTCGTTCTGTTCGTTGCTCAACTTCATCCGGGCTATAAACGCCCAGAATCACTTCCGGGCAGTACAGGCGAGCCCAGTATTTCACGCCCAGATAAGCGATCTGCTGCTTCGGGTTAGAAACCCACAATGGTGAATTACGAGTTACAACACCCGAGAGATAAAGCGGCTCACCCCAGGTGATTTCTGACTCACCGCGAAGAATCGCGCCGACCTGAACAAACAACCCGATTTCGTCTTCATCAGTCCAGCCGCGTACCCGTTCGGTAACGGTGTATTTCCCACTTTTACCGTGTTTTTCCCTGGTGATTTCCTGCGTCCTTGTGCAACGCTCCCAATCGCCGCCGTAGCGGTAATGAAATCGACCGTTGATAGCACTGGAGCTGGCGATTACCGCGTTGACGAGCTGGGCTTCATATCCGAGTACGCCATTTACCAGATGCGTTTTTTGCGCGACCGCATAGGGATTCATGCCCCACTGCATAGCCTGCATAACGATGGCCATGCAATCGGCTGGCTTACCTGCAAGGTGAGCTGGCACTGTTACTTGTGAATCAGCCATAAGGTTTGCGAAAGCAGTTAACTGACCGAGAGCCTGAACGTTAAAGATCGCGTTGCTAGCTGAAATGGTGTTTGGTGCTTGCTGTTCGGCTGTAACAATGTTGGTATTTTCCATGACTGTTCCCCCTTATGCCTGTACGCGCAGCGCTTCAAGACGGCGCACATCAAAATCGTTAAGTTCTTCGGTGTAGTCTTCAGTGATCGGAGCCGGCCATTCGCCAGTGTCGAAACCGTTCGCGATGGCGCGCATTGCTTTGCGGTATTCCAGCATGCCGAGCTCCAGTAGTTCTTCGGATGCCTCGATAATGGCGATCCAGTGGTAGTTCTCGTCTTTGTTGACGAAGATCCAGAAGAACTGGTCAAGGGCTGCGGTTTCGCAGTACATAGCCGCGCTCAGGTGGTAATCGCGCTCGATGATTTCCCGGTGCAGCTTCGCGCGCAGGCCTTCCTGCTTAATGTTCCACATGCTGATGGTTTTAAGGTCTGCACCGATGCGCAGGCCTCCCATGTCTATCTCAAGGTCAGGACGCACACGAACTTCCAGCCCGGTTTCCTCATCAATGCCGAAATAGCTCACCTCGACGGCCCGGCTCGGGTGCGTCAACAACTTGCCAGCGGTCGGGTGATTCAACAGTGCTTTCTGAATGGCCAGTGCCGTAGCCAGCTGCTGGCGGGTAACCAGCACTTTTCCTTCCGGGTTCTCGCGCCATGCATCCAGTAGCTCGTCGGCAAACACGGCATCCGGTTTTACCGATTTCACGGCCTGAATCAGATCGGCCTTTGTGCCAGAGACTTTCAGGGGCTGCGCCTTCTGTGTTTCCTGAGCAACCATGTCAGGATTAATAAGCGCCAGCTGTTCCAGTAAGGCATCGCGGCCACCGCTGGTTTTCACCTGGGCGGGCAGGGTGGCGTTGTATTCTTTGATGCAGGCCTTCATTGCGGTGGCGGTTTGCTTCTGACCGTCTTCAATGCGCTGGAACTCAGCTGGTAAAGACATATAACCCTGGCCGGTTTCTTCAACTGATGTACCCAAGGGAACCTGGGCGGGCAGGTTCGCGTTGTATTCCTCCAGGAATCTTTTGATGTCATCTGCGCTGAGTAAAACCGGAAGCCCGTTGTTGTATTCGTCGATAAACGCGCGGATCGTCGCTGTCGTGGTGAAGGCGCCTTCCGGGATTTCCGGCTCGATACTGAATTCTTTTTCCAGTTGATCAGGCTGCAGTGCCAGTGCATGCACCAGATTGCCCATATCCAGAACAGGGGAGCGTACCTTCTGGATGGTTTTGGATACATGGCGCGCCTCGAAATACATCAGCGATACCCGGGCATCTTTAACCATCGTGGAGCTGATGCCGTTAGCGGCGTGGTAGACCTCATTTGGCACGCCTTCATATCGACCAGGCTCGAAATACTCCGGCCATGCTGGCGCTGCTTGTTCAGCATCTTCCTCTTCATCGCTAGGAGCACTCTCGGAAACCTGGCTTTTCAGCACTTCGGCGGTAAGATCCGGGCAGCGTTCAGCCAGTATTTTGCTCATGTTCACGGCAATTGTTTGCGCAGGAGGCTCATCAGCGCCTTCGCCTGCTGATACCGCATTATCATTTTCGTCTTCGACCGGCTGAGCCGTTTCCATCTGCACATCGCTGGTGGTTTCCCCGGAATTAGCTGGATGTAATTTTTCTTCTGCAGCGCGCTGGCGCGCCTGGTCCACGATAGAAAGTGCTGGTGCTGGTGCTGGTTCTGACTGGCTATCCATCAGACCATCAATCGAAAAAACACCATTGCCCATGTTTGAAACTTCAGGCTGTTTGGGTTTGGTCAGGTCTTCGGTTATCCACTTCGGATCCGTGGGGTCACTGATACCTTCGACATATTCACCGCGTTCGGCGGCCAGAACCTGATTAGCGTCAGGGCGTTTCTTTTGAGCTTCTTTCACCAGTTCGGTGCCAATTACCTGAAAATCAGTTGGGAGAGTTTCCAGGTCCGGCACACCTTCATCTCCATCGATAGCCTTTTTCACAGCGTCCAGAGTGACGGCGGCAGATGAAACATGACCAGCTTTTTCAAGCGTTTCAGTAGAAGGGGCGTCATGCTTATGCTCGGTCAGGTTCGCATTGATATAGGTCTGCAGACTTACCGGGAAATGATGAATGTCGCTGGTGGCGCCACGAATAAGGGCAAAAATGGCGGCGCGGGAATAATCCAGGATGCCTGCGACCTTGCGCAGCGCTGCAGACCATTCCTTGAACGGACTTTCTTTCTTCTGGACGATCTCTTTGGCCCGGCGGTGAATTGATGCCGGGAAATTGTAGATATCGAAATCCATTGGCATTGTGGCCAGGGCTATTTCTACATCGAGCGTATCAAGGGTATGGGTGTAGTCAGGGTTGCGATCGGTTTTATTACCGCCGCCAGCATTCGTACCTGCATCGGTTTTTAAAACCGAAGAAATGCACTTACCGGCAGCCCATTCCCTGGTGAGAATGCCGCGGTCGATCGCGTTCGTGGCGAACCACAGCTTAGCAAACTGGATACGCTTACCGAGCTCATGCCGTTTCCCTTCCGGGAAGACTTTTTTATTGGCGCTGGTGAATTTCCAGAGCGCCGGCATATCGTATTTTTTGATTTCAGGGACATTCTCGGCGGCCAGAATCAGATCCTGGACGGCTGCGTTATCAGTGTCCATTTCAAGAGCTGACAGCTCCTGCCGGTGAGGCATGCTGATATGATAAACGTGACGTTCTTCGGCCATGTACTGCGCCAGCAGCTGCGCGCGAAAGGGGAGTTCGGCCACGTTAAAAAGCGCGCTGGAATCGTCCTGGTATTCATCACTACCGAAAGTTTCCACGGTCTCAGAGGTTACTCCTGCATCATCGATGTGATGATCCGCAGGCACCTGACCTGGCTTCAGAGCCCAGGTGCGACCATCGTCGCCGAGCTGGTAGCGTTCGCACCATGAGTAATCGAGAACACCTTCCGCCGGCAGGTCATTGAATATCGGAAAATCGGTGCGAATTGGTTTTTGATAGTCTTTGCCGCGGCCTGTTTCGATCCCAGCGTCTTCCAGATCGACGTCCAGCTGCAGAAGGGCGCGAGCTTCTGATTTATTAGTGCGCCAGAGTACGGCATCAGCTTTACCCGATTTTTGAGTCGCTTTTATCAGATAAAAATATTCCATGTGATAGCCTCTATTTTGGATGTAGAATTCCCCGGGCCATTGGTAGCGCCCATTCAGGGTGGTCATTGGTTTTGGTAATTTCCGGTGTAACTTTGGTCGGTGGCACCGGACGTACAGCCCGCTTCGGCGGGTTTACGTTAGCCCTCGTGCGCCATCTGGTCGTAAGAGGCGCAACGTTCAGAGCAGTACTCTTTTTCTTTCCGTGCGAGCTGGTTCCCCTGGAGATATAACAGGGTGCTTACTACTGGTTTTCCCTCGATCGCTTTACGGCAGTAACCGCATTTTTTCTGCATTCTCCCCCCTACATTTGCACCGTGAACCCGGCCGGATGCTCGTCCAGTACGCCTTTCAGCGGATAACATTCAGCTTTCACGTGTTGCTCTTCTGCAGCTGCCTTGCAGTCATTCTCAGTGTCGTAAACGCCGAGCAGGACATCCTGATTACCACCCGTCAGCATGCTGACGGTGAGAACCAGGGCAAACATCGTGCTCATAAAGGGTCTCCTTTTTGCGCGAGCATGTAGCACACCCGGCGGATGAAAGCTGACAGCGGACTTAAACGAACAGCCTGCTGACGAGCGGGTTTGCGTGCGAAATCATTCATAGAAATAACTCCCTCAGTGCGCTGATAAGCGCTATCCAGATGAAGAGTCCAATTACTGCCGAAATGACCATGGCTCTGATGCCTTGTTTACTCATTTCAACCTCTGCCTTGTCGCCGGCCAGCGGAACGTTTACCACCTGACAACAATGCGTTTGTTGTCGATGTGAATAACGTTACAAGGTAAATTTGCTTTTTACAAGGAGAAATACAAGAAAATGTTGTTATTGAGGACATGGGGAAACGGCTATCCGATATGGATAGCTGCTAATCATATGAATTTAATCGTTAATATCTTTGATGATGCTGAGAACGTCATCCTTGAGGAGGTCTAGTTCTTTTAAAGTGGCTTTTGCGTGGACTATTAGCCTGTTCTTCTCGGCTTCCGGCATCTGATTAAAGAGAGCTAAAAGGGCTTTCTCTTTGTCATCCAGTTCGTTCCGGCCAGGCGCTTCAGGTTCTGTCTGCGATGAAACATTCTCACCATCTTCGTCTGGCGGCATGAAAAACCAATGCTCAGGTTTACCAGTTACAGCCGCAAGTCTTTTAAGGCGCTCACCGCGTGGAGTTGTTTCACCTTTGGCCCATTGTTGAACAGCCTGAGGAGAAACAGTAACTCTCCTGGCAATCTCAGATAGGTTCCAGCCAGTTTGATCCTGGATGAGCTGGAGCCTGCGGACAAAGTTTTCATGCTGTTCTGTTTTCATATTTATCATTTTACAAGCCTTACTTGTAGAAGACATTGCAAGATTAACACAAGAAAAACTTGTTATATCTAATTTGGTGATGTAATGTTTTCTTGTATTTCCAAGGAGGCTTTATGAATACGAATCTAAAAACCATTATCTGCTCAATCATGAGCCAGACCGAGCTGGCTAAACGACTCGGCACAACCCCTCAAACAGTTAGCCTTTGGCTGAATAGCGAGACCCCCGCTCATCGCGTAATTCCAGTTTGTGAGGCTCTCGGATGGAAGGTTACCCCTCATCAGATGCGTGGTGACATTTACCCAAACCCCACAGACGGCCTGCCGAAACAGGAAGGCTGACTATGCAAACACTTTCCTTTCAACAAAATACCGGATTCAACACCGGCGCCCTGATAAAGCGAAATCAGCTGAGAGAGTCAGATCACGACGCTATTCGCTCTGCTGTTCGCGCCTGGGCTGCAGCTGAGGGCCAGGATGTTGTATCGGCACATATCATCGATGAGTGGCGCCAGCAGGGCGGTGAGGAGATCGCGTTCCCTGATGATATCAGCCGTGCCCGACAGAAGCTTTTTCGCTACCTGGACAACCCGGCCGAGTCTGAGCGCTATCGCGAGTACGTTCGCCTTCTTACCCCGGCAATTATGGCCGTTCTTCCGCTGGAGTTCCGACATCGTCTGATGCCACAGGACGATATTTTGTCGCGCCTGTCTTCGGCCATGAAGGAATGCGCTGAAGCAAAGCAAGCGGTGATGCTGAACGCGCCAGAACACCAGAAACTGAAGGAGGTGAGCGAGGGAATAGCGTCGCTTTTCAGGCTAATGCCTGAGCAGACAGGAACGCTGATGACGATCGTGAGCTCAATGCTTGGCGTGATGTAAGCGGGGTATCCATGAATCACATCGATTTTATTGAGAAGAAAGTCCGCGAGGAACTTCTTCGCCAGGGCTTCACGCAAGCAGTGGCTCGGGGGGGGGGGGCATGCCAGGCGGTCGATATGTACAAGCGGGTGTCACAGGCAAGCCGCAAAGCGGGAATGTTTGACGATGTTATGCGATACGCAAAGTTATGGGCTGAGAAGCAGACCAGCGCAGCTGAACGCCGGGAAGCAAAGCGCAAAGTGCGAAAGGGCGGCGACCAGGCTGGGTTGTTCTGAAAGGGTGAAGACTGTTGTGCGCCAACACAGCCAGTCTTCGGAGTGTGAAAAAAGGGCTCTTAGTTCACGGAGTGAGTATGTCAAATACCGCTGAAGTTATCAATTTTCCGATTAAAACCGAGCGTTCGGGAGGTCAAATGGCCGACCTGGCTAACGGGTATACCAAGATCGCAAACGAGATACAGAAGCTCAAGCCACGTCTGCGGATGTCTGGTCGTGAGTGGCAGTGTCTTGAGGCTGTTATCTGGCTTACCTATGGATGGAACAAGAAGCAGGACCGAGTAACAAACACGGTGATTGCTGAGCTTACAGACCTCGGAGAGTCGCATATTTCCGACACAATCAAATCTCTCGCGGAGCGGAAAATTATCTTCGCTCATAAGCAGGGAGTGATGAAAATTGTCGGTATAAATACTGAGCTATCTGAGTGGATTTTAGACAAACCGAAAACGGGAAAACTCTTCCCGGAAACGGGAAAAGTGTTACCGAAAACGGGAAAACCTTTCCCGGAAACGGGAGACACCCAATACAAGAACAAGAACAATAGTAAAAGATCTTCTTCGTCTCGGAATTCTAAAGAATCCCGAAACGAGGAAACCTTGAAGTTTCTCTCTCGTCATCCAGAAGCGGCCGATGGGATTTATACCCCTGCGGGTAAATCCTGGGGAACAGCTGACGACCTCAAAGCCGCGCGATGGATTTTCGATAAAGCCCTTACCGTGAATGCCTCCCTCTCTGAGCCGAACTGGGTTGAATGGGCGAACACCATCCGCCTGATGCGCCTGCAGGACAAGCGTACTCACTATGAGATCTGCGAACTGTTCAAGTGGGCAAATGAGGACGGTTTCTGGCAAGAAAACATCCTTTGCCCTTCAAAACTACGTAAGAAATGGGATCAGCTCACAACTAAACGCCTGCGCAGCCATGGTCCATCAAGAAACTCATCAGGGGCCAGTGCACTGGACAACACAGACTGGATCGACGGGGTACTCGAATGAAATCTATCGCAGAAAGCATGCATAACTTCGACCGTGAAAACTTCCAGCGAGTGGCTGCCGGGCTTCCGGAAATGCAGGACGAGCAGGCCTTAAAGCGCCAGGCGGCAAAGACTGCGGAGATCTTCAACGAGCTGTTCCGCCAGTTGCTCGCCGTATTCCCGATGCTGGCCCACAAATCTGTGGAAGACCTCAACGAGATGCGTCGGCAGTGGTTGTTGGCGTTCAAGGAGAATGGGATCACCACGATGGAGCAGATTAACGCCGGAATGCGTGTTGCCCGCAAACAGGAAAAACCCTTCATGCCGTCGCCGGGGCAGTTCGTCGCCTGGTGTCGTTCTGAGGAGGCGGTAACTGTAGGCCTGCCAGATGCGAATGAGCTGGTTGAAATGGTTTACCAGTATTGCCGGACTCGCGGCCAGTATCCAGACGCTGAGTCGTACCCATGGCCTGAGCACAAAATCGAACCGTTAACGCTGAAACACAAAACCTGCTACTGGATGGTGACTGGCTTGTACGCAGACATGCGCGCAAATGGCCTCAGCGACACTGAGCTGCGACGTAAGGCGCAGGATGAGCTTCTGCGTATGGTTCGTCGCATTAAGACCGGTGAAGCTATCCCCGAGCCGGTTAAACAGATCCCAAAGCTTGGCGGACGTCCGCTGAGTAACGAGCAGGGCTTAAACAAAATCGCTGAAATCCGCGCGAAATTCGGTTTAGGCAGAGGGCGGAATCATGGCTAGAGCATTATCAGCAGTTGAGCGCAGAGAGTACGTCCGTGCAGTGATTCGGATCACCAGGCATCAGGGGCGCCTTACGACCACCGAGGCAATGAAAAAACTGGGGCTGAGCCGCGCTACTGTCCAGCGGTATTTTTCCGAAGCAGAAGCGACTGGCGAGGTTGTCCGGCATGGTCGTTTGGGGCTGTTCCGCGATCAGCGGGCCGTCATCGACTTTGACATGAAGCGTTTTGGCCTGGTGCCGAAAGTTGCTGTTGGGATGAATTACAGCCTGCTTGGCAGTCCTGTTTTTCAGCGAGTTTTAGATGTTCAGGAAGCCATTTTTACCTGCGCGCCTGCATCTTCAGCCCGGGAGTCTGTATGACAATCGTAAAAAACCATACCGGCACCGTGATCACCAAAGACGGTCCGCAGGTAAAAAACTGCACCAGACAGAGCGGATGTGGGTCGTCGGCAAAAACGAGTTTTACCACAAAGAAACCGGGCGCCGTCACTTTGCAGAAAATACGCGCCGCCGGTTGTTGTTGGAAACGATTGAGGCGATAGGTGGTTCACATGACTGAACACGTCGAAAAATACACAAACAAGGCTATAGAAATCATTGCCGACTATATCCAGCGCACTAACAAGAAAAACGAGCAGTTACAGGAAGCGAAGGTGCGTTTGGATAAAAAAATCGCTCTGTTCGCAGACGATGAGAACTGCAACACAAACAGGCTGATGTCCGTATTTTTACCAGCAATGACCAGCCATACCCGAGATGGCTTTTTCGAAGAGATAGCAGCGGCGTTAGAAGGGACAGACAAATGAGCAACTCACTGCAAATTCTATGTATCAAAGATACCGAGGGATACTGGACTGAGGGTGAAATGTATCCGGCCCGCCAGTTCTGGCGGGCTTTCTCATATCTCGTGCAGGAGCATGAAATACACGACACAAAACGGGCAGACGTGACGGGGATACGAGTGCGCTACGGGTAAATGTTGTATGGTAGTATTTTGCTGGACATGCATACAGTATTATTCTATTGTTACCCAACCTCTAGGGTTTCCTGTGTTGTATGGTTAAAATGGGTTCACTAAAAATACCCTCCACCCAATCAGGGAAGCTATATGACCTACCAACTGGTAACGCTTAGCCCGGTTGCTAACGATCTGGAACAGTTAGGGACTAAAGAAAAGTTTTGGTTCTATTACGCAAATGACACTGATAATTTACAGCTGTTCAAGTATTCTAGGGTTGGAACTGGTGAGCATTGGTCTGAAAAATGTGCGGCAGAGCTTTGTCACATACTGCACATTCCGCATGCAAACTATGATTTGGCTACGTGTAATGATAGATTTGGTGTTGTTAGTCAGAATCTTATCCCATTTGGCTTTCGAATGGTTATGGGGAATGAGGTTTTACACAGTTCCACGGCTGACTATCCTCAACCTTTGCAGGCAGGTGAAAAGCCTGTAAGGGTTCGAGAACACACGGTTACAAGAGTTTTAGGATGTCTGGATAAGGCATCGATCCAGCCACCGCCGAGCCCCTATGATTTAAACGGGTTAAACGCTGCAGATGTGTTCTGTGGTTACTTAATGCTTGATGCACTAGTTAGTAACCAAGACCGCCACCATGAAAATTGGGCGATTATGCTCAACAATGAAACTGGTGAGCAGTTTTTGTGTCCAACGTATGACCATGCTGCCAGTTTAGGAAGGGAGATGTTAGATGATGAACGCGATGAAAGACTTACGACCAGAGATAAAAATCGTCAAATTCCGTGCTTTGTAAGCAAAGCTCGCTCAGAGCTTTTCAAAGCAAAAACAGATAGAAAGCCCTTACTTACAGTTGAAGCCTTTCAGCTCGCTGTTGAAGGTAGAACTGCCGCTCGCAACCACTGGCTGGGTAAGCTGAGCGCTTTAACAGAAGATTCCATTCGAGAAGTGTTTAACAATGTGCCCTCATCGTGTATCTCCGATATCGCGCGTGAGTTTGCAACACTCATGGTAATGGAAAATCGTAGAAGGTTATTAGAATGACTAACTCAAACTCCGTTTACGTCGCATGGCAGGAGCCCGATACCAGAAACTGGCATGTTGTCGGTAATTTGCAAGAACGCAACTCGGGGTATGTTTTTAAGTACACAAAGGGTGCGCTTAAGTCCTCAAAATTTACATTCTTTAGTGGCATGAATGATGTCCGTGAAACGTATGTTTCTGAAGAGTTGTTTCCTCTTTTCAAAAACCGCCTTCTGTCGCCTAGGCGACCAGAGTATCCACGTTTCATTAAGTGGCTTGGGTTTGAAGATGATAGCGTGAATGCGATTGACATTTTGGCTCGATCCGGTGGACTGAGAAGTACAGACCAACTGCAAATCTTCAAGAAAATCGAAGCTGATGAAAACGGAAGGTTTGAACACTTTTTCTTTCTACATGGCTTGAGCTATCTGAACTCGATGGCGAATGAGCGAGTAACGGGATTACAACCAGGTGAAAATTTACGCCTTTGCTTGGATCCTCAGAATGAATTTGACGGTGATGCTGTCATTGTTCGTGCGGATAAGCCTGCTGAAATTGTTGGATATTGTCCAAGATATCTGAGTAACGACATCAAGAAAATGCTACTGAATGATCCTAAATCAGTAACGTTATCGGTTGAAAAGATTAGTGATGATGCACCACATAATTATCGCTTGCTATGCAAGTTGTCTGGGACTTTAAATTCAGCTTGTCAAGCTTCGCTTATTCTTCAGGATGAGTTTGAAAGTATTGAGTAAACAGAGAAAGCCACCATATCCGGTGGCTTTTTGTCATTCCACTTCAATATCTGGTGAATAGGCGCAAAACGGATCACCTCTTCACCCTGCTATATGTTCAATTCCTGCATTCTCATCTGCAGCGGCATTAACTCTTTGCGGACCAAGACAGTGGTACGCGGTGCGCTGCCATTCACTGAGGCACTTATAAGTGCTAATTTGCCACAGATGTGTCAGACGCCAGCAGCGACTTAAACTATAATCCCCTCTATACCAGAGGGGATGTAGAAGTAGGTCTACCCCATCATGTGTCGCATGAAAAAGCGTCTTAGTAGCCTAGGGATACAAGGAAAACAAAAGATGGTATTGTTTCTAAAAAAAACATCACTTCTGGTTTGCGCTGTTCTTATATCAAATGTGGCATATGCTGTTGATAATAAAGAAGAAATAGCGCCTGTGCGTATAGGTTGTCCTACGCCAGCGATGCCAGTCAAGGCTCAGGCATTGAGAACTGAAGGGAGTGTCGATTATGCGGCGTGGGTTAATGATAAAGGCGATGTGTACTCAATAGACATAACGGGCGATGAGGTTTTCTTCAGGGAAACTGAGGTTGCTATTAAAAAGTGTAAGTTTGTGCCAGGCCATCCGGGAGTATATCGGGATACAATAAAATTTAGTCTGGTAAAACCTTGAAAAGGGCGTTTAACGTCTAATCTCCACCATGGGTAACTCCGCTTCATGCTAAAGTGGTGGTAAGGGCCAATCTGCCGGAGATTTGCCTGAAAAAAGTATTGCAGCATGATAAAACCCGCTTTGGCGGGATTTTTGTTTCTGTTGTTTCAGACTAACCTCCTATCTCTCCAAAAAAATGGCTGTTGACTTCTTTCTTGTTATTTGGTATTGGCGCTTGCTGGGTAAAGTTACTTTTGCAGTAGTGTGATGAGCACTACCTGTTGCCCTAAGAAAAGTTACTTTTTGGCAGTTGGTAAAACACTTTTACCGGCGAAGGGAAAAAGTAACTTTTGGGAGGGGGAGGCTGCAAAACACTTTTGTGTAGCTATAAAAGTTGGTATCAAGGCTGTGTTTTTATTTTAAGCAACCTAATAGGTTCGTTTACCATGATTAACAACGTCAATGTTCTCGGGTTGTCATCAAACAACTTTTTAGGTTGTTTTCTTATCTGACAAAACAATTTGTTTTATTGCTTGTGTAATTCGATGCTCATTTGTCACCATAGATGTTGTGCGGCTATTTGTGTTTATTTAAAACACATGTCACTTTAAGGTATGTTGTTGTGTTTGTTGTGTTTGTTGTGTTTGTTGTGTTTGTTGTGTTTTAATTTTTTTTGAAATATTTCTTGATGTATTTATGTGTTGTGATATTAATTAGGTTGTGTAATGCTTGTATCGATGTCGTTTCATTTCCTTGGGGCGTTTGTGTTTGTTTGAATAATTTCATTGGGTCAGGCTTGTGATTTTTAGGGGATTTATGGGTTTAACTCGGTAGCAGTTAATCAATATATGGAGGTGATGTGGTTAAACGTGTTAAAAGGCGTGAATTGTTCTATGCTGTAAGCAAATGTCGTTCGAAGAAAAGGGTAATTAGAGGTGTTGAACCAATTAGTAAAAGAGTTTTTTTGGCCACTATAACAGATGGAAGCGGCACTGTAGTGTGTTCATTTCGATTAGAAGCTAATGAGCGGTATATTTTTTCTAATCTTAAAGGTGAGGTTTCTACGAGAAAATTAACACATGATGAGCATCATTGGTCAAGAGCAACCCTGGTAGAAATAATTCAGGAAATGAATTCTAAAATTGACTCTTAACAGCTAGCTACATCATACTTGCAGTGCTGGTCTGAACAACCAGCCACCTGACAGTAATGCGCCACCGGAGAACGTGATGGCGCAGCTTCACTTAATAAAACAGTCTCAAGATATCCTGATCCCAGCAACGCCGGAGACCAGCGAATTTCTGCATTCAAAATGCAAGCTCGGCGCTGTTCTGGAGGCTGAGTATAAACTTGTCCGCAACCCGGCGTTTCACCGCCGTTACTTTTCTTTGCTCAATCTCGGTTTTGAATATTGGGAACCTACCGGCGGGGCGATTTCGTCTAACGAGCGCAGGCTTATCACAGGTTACGCCAAATACCTTGCTGCATATGGTGGGAGTGAATCGGCGTTGCTTGATGCCGCCGGGCAATATCTCGACCGGATAGCTGAAAAGCGATCCGGCTATATCAGTATTTGCAAATCCTTCGATGCTTACCGGGCGTGGGTCATCGTTGAAGCCGGCCACTATGACGCCATACAGCTGCCGGACGGCACGCTGAAAAAACACCCTCGCAGCATTTCTTTCGCAAGCATGGACGAATGCGAGTTCCAGGAACTGTACAAAGCATCGCTGGATGTTCTCTGGCGGTGGATCCTCTCTCGTTCATTCAACAGCCTGCAGGAAGCCGAGAACGCCGCAAACCAGCTTTTAAGCTTCGCGGGGTGATGCCGATGAAACGCTCATGGTTTCACCATCTCGAATGCACAACGCAGCAGGCCGAAGAATTGGTAGCGAGATATCGTCAGTGGGGCGTAAAGGTCGAACGAAGCTTAAACCCTGACTTTATAACATGGACCGTCAGCGCGCAGCTGGTGGAGGACAAAAATCCGCCGCGGCCAAACTCTCGCTGGCGCAACAGGATGTGGGGGTGCGTATGGCGAACCTACGCAAAGAGGCGCGTGGCCGCGAATGTACAGTGCGGATCCCTGGTTACTGCAACGGCAACCCGGAAACCAGCGTGTTGGCGCATTACCGCCTGGCGGGTACGTGCGGCACAGGATGCAAGCCTGACGATACTCAGGCGGCGATCGCCTGCAACGGATGCCATGACGTAATTGACGGCAGAACCAAAACCACCGATTTCACATACGACGAATTGCGCCTGATGCACGCAGAGGGGGTAATGCGCACCCTGGAAATCTGGCGGAAAGAGGGACTCATCAAATCATGAAAATCTACGATATCACGCCCATCGGCAAACCCAGGATGACCAGAGCTGATAAGTGGAAGCAGCGTCCGGAAGTAATACGTTACCGGGCGTTCTGTGATGAAGCTCGTCTGCGCAAAATTCACCTGCCAGATTCCGGCGCTCACGTCACGTTCGTCATGCCTATGCCGCAAAGCTGGAGTCAGAAAAAAAGAGCGCAATACGCAGGACGTCCACATCAGTCAAAGCCCGACTGCGACAATATGCTGAAAGCCCTAATGGACGCTCTCTATGAGGATGATTCACACGTCTGGGATTGCCGCATCACCAAAATATGGGGCGAGAAAGGGCAGATCATCATTGGGGAATCTCTATGACCCTCGATCACTTCATGCAGTACCAAACCGAGAGCGTTAAGCGCGCCAGTATGCCGCCAGTAGCAAAGCACAACCTGAACCAGACCAAACCAAAACAGCCAAAGAGGGCCGCAGCGTGAATCTTGAAAACACAGTGAAATACCACTTCGCAAAATCCACGCTGATTAGCGATTCTCCGCGTGCTACCGCCTCAGATTCACTGACCGGCACCGACATCATGGCAGCAATGGGCATGACCCAGGAACGTGCCGCTATGGGGTATAGCGCTTTCCTGGGCAAGATGGGCATAAGCAACAATGACCGGGATCGGGCTATAGGACTATTGGCTGAGTACGCGCTGACAAAATGCGATAAGGTTGCTGCGTTGCGAAAGCTCTCGCCAAGCGTAAAACCCCGGGTTATACGGATCCTCGCAGAGTACGCCTTTGAGGATTACTCCCGCAGTGCTTCCAGTAAAAAAACATGCGACTGCTGCAACGGGTCTGGATTCATCGACACAGTGGCGTTCACCAACAAAGTAACGTATCCGGACGGCAAACCGCCGAAGTGGGTCAAAGTTACAAAGGGGATCTATCCATCATACTGGGAGGAGGTGAAGTCGGTCCGGGAGCAGGTCCGGGTGCTTTGCCAAAAGTGCAAGGGAAAAGGGACTGTTAGCGCCGCCTGTAACGACTGCCACGGTCGGGGGAAGGTAGTGAACCAGGATGAGACGGAGAAGCAGGGAGTGCCTGTGATGGGTAACTGTAAACGCTGTGGCGGTCGCGGGTATGAGCGAATCCTCTCCACTGCTGTGCATAGGGCCATTTGCCAGATAACGGACGCCATCACTTTGGATACCTGGAAGAAATCGGTTAAACCGTTCTTCGATGTATTGATCACTAAATTCGATATAGAGGAGGCGTGGGCAGAGGCGCAACTCAAACAAATAACGCGGTGAGATATTTACTTTTCCCGAATTCGTGTTAATTTGTTCTAACGATGGGCATTGTATGTTCACCGTTGAAGAAAAAATTTAAAGCCTCGGCAAATGCCGGGGCTTTTTCGTATCTGCAATCCGGTCAGGGCTCTTGGGTTGAGATGTGCTGCACGACACATTAACGCCCATGCGCGAGAGCCCTGAACCAGATTGAAGTTACTCAGCAATAATAAAACTGCATGTCATCATTTGCTTACATCTTATTGACCATAAAATTAACATCTTGTTAATCTATTCGTGTGGTGAATCCCCCTATGCGGAGGGGCGTCCAGTCAGTTACAGAACCTGTAAATGCAGCGCGGGCCATGCCGACTGGGGCATGCTCACCGGGAGGCACCCGGCACCACGCAATGCTACTAAGCTATTTGGTAGTGGGGTTGCTGTTTCGGCTTCTCCAGCTATGTTTAAAAGGCAGTAACGGAAAAAGCGAGCGCTCTCCTGGTAAATCGGTAGCTCGGACTATTAGGTACGTCTCGATCCGGTACAGAATCAGTATTGCCTACCTTTCTGCCCGTTCCTCTGAGCGGGCTTTTTTTCGCCATGAATAAGGCTCCTCGGCAAGCTGAGGAACAAATCATTTGAGGCTGCGCTTATGCGCGGCCTTTTCTTTTTCCCCTCAATTCTGAGAGGATTCACAGCAATAGAGGGGGACCGATGTCCGAACCAATTACCGGCACAGGCTTAGCTGGTGGCGCTTTAACTGGGGCGAGTGTTTACGGGCTATTAACCGGTACAGACTACGGTGTTGTGTTCGGGGCATTTGCTGGTTCCGTCTTTTATATAGCGACAGCGGCCGATTTGAGCGCCCCACGACGGATGGCATATTTCGTTGTGTCCTATATCGCTGGAGTTCTGTGCTCCGGGCTGGTCGGTTCTAAGTTATCCGACCTGACCGGGTATAACGATAAGCCTCTGGATGCAATTGGTGCCGTAATCATTTCGGCATTGGCCGTAAAAATACTCACCTTCCTGAACAATCAGGATATTGGCTCGCTGGTGGCGCTAATAACGCGCCGGGGAGGTTCCGGTGGTACTAAATGATCCTACTGCAACCATCAATGCGCTGTTATGTGCTGGTGTCGTTGTTACGTTGATGTTCTATCGCCGCAGAGACTCACGTCATCGTAAGTGGGTGTCGCGGCTGGCATGGCTGATAACAGTGATATACAGCTCTGTGCCGTTGGCGTATCTGTGCGGCATCTATCCCTATTCATCATGGCCCACCATCGCGGCCAATATCATGATCCTTGTCGTGCTGCTGAGCGTAAGAGGCAATGTAGCGCGACTGGTTGATGTACTGAGGCACTAATGAATCAAACACAATTCCAGAAGGCGGCTGGTATTAGCGCCGGGTTAGCTGCGCGCTGGTTTCCGCATATTACAGCCGCGATGAAAGAGTTTGGCATCACTTCCGCTATCGACCAGGCAATGTTCATTGCTCAGTGCGGCCATGAAAGCCTCGGGTTTAACAGGGTAGTGGAGAATTTCAACTACAGCATCGCCGGGCTTGCTGATTTTGTTCGTTACGGCAGGTTAACGCAGGATCAGGCCAATTCCCTCGGGCGCAGCCAGTCGGAAACTGTGTTACCTCTGGAGCGTCAGCGGGCTATCGCCAACATTGTCTATAGCAAGCGGTTGGGTAACAGCAAGGCAACTGATGGATGGGTTTATAGAGGGCGCGGACTAATTCAAATAACCGGACTTTCTAATTACCGGGACTGCGGCAACGGGCTGAAGGTTGATCTGGTGGCACAGCCAGAATTACTGGAGCAGTCCTCTTACGCGGCCCGTAGTGCAGCGTGGTTCTATGTCTCAAAAGGTTGCTTGAAATATCCGGGTGATCTTGTCCGGATCACGCAGATTATCAACGGCGGACAAAACGGGATTAATAACCGGCGAGCCCGCTTCCTGAAAGCAAAATCGGTACTGGTGGTGTGATTATGGGAATCGAAGCTATCGCGGGGCTGGTGGTTGTCATCCTGGCTGCTATCGCTGGCGCATTCGGCATTGGTCATGCTCGCGGGACCAGTAAGGCGGAAGCCAAAGCCGAACAGCAGCGCGCCGAAGAAAACGCCGCTGCTACTGTCGCCGCGGCAGAACGCCGTGCTGAAGTCACAAAAGGGGCCAGTGATGTACAGGAAGACGTTAAGCGTATGGGCGATGACGATGTTAATCGCGAGCTGCGCCAAAGATTTACCCGCCCCGGTAGTCGTTGATACGGCCTGCAGCTGGGTGCGGATCATCTACCTGACCGACCACGATATCGACGTGCTGGATAAGCAGACCAAGCGCGACATTCTGGCGCACAACAAAGCAGTGCAGGCCAATTGCCCACAATCAACCGAAAAGGCTACGAAATGAGTGAAGCAAAACCGCAGGATGGCAGCACAGTAAAAGGCTACCGCACATTAACCGATGGCGACATTGAGCGAATGAACCGCCTTAAAGGCGTCAGCCGCCACTTCTGTAGTTTGCTTGATACCGAGCGAGGTGAATTGTTGGCTGTCCGTAATGGCCCGGCAATGTTAAGCGCTGAGCAGGCTCGGGAGATTGATGAAGCTATGCGTAGCTTGGCACTCGCGCGCACCAAAATGCAGGAAGCCTGTATGTGGGCATGCCGTGCAGTTGCCCGGCCAGATGCTGACTGTTAACCCCTCTAAGGGCTAAATCAGCCTTCATCCCCACATGAGGATGTTACAGAAGTTACTAACTGAGTGGCTTCGATAATGCTATAGTTCACCAGAAAAAGATGATTGTATGGAGGCATGAGATACTGCTCCTTTTTAGCACATAAGGGTTATGTTAGTGGTGAATGTGGCTATTAACAGTGGGATATGTAGTTATTTATTTTTATTTCTGACTATGTGGCCAGTTTTTATAACGCTGTGTCTAGGGATGTCTATAGCATTTTACGGAGTGTTAATGAAGAAAACTGCACTTGGCTGGCTACTTGCCGCTTTATTTTTTGGAATTATTGGAGGGCTGTGTGGGTATTAACTCACTGACGCTGAGGTTTCTTTTCGAAGTCTTCAAGGATGTATTGCTGCCGTTATCCATCGAATGCATGTATGCTGATAACGATTTTTAAAGAAAAAGGAATGGATGATGAATACCCATAAGCTTCTGGATACATACATGTTAGTTGGTGCCGGTCTTTCTCGCGTCAAATATGAGATTTTTTCAGGAGATGAAGGCTCATATGCGTTTATTACGATTTACGCATATGAGCCTCATTTCCATGTTAGGGGTTATGATTCCTTAAAGTTAGATGAAGCTGTTGATATCAAAGAGCAGATCGAAGGGCATTTTGCTGAGAAATATCAGTAGCCAATATCAGTTGTGTGAATCTACAGCCCTGCTTATGCGGGGCTTTTTATTGCCAGAAGCAGGAGAAGAAGCATGTTAACAGTAAAAGTGATGTCACCAGATGGTGGTGAAGAAATCCATTGCGGCCTGAGCATTGGTTTCAATCCCAACCAGCAGAGTATCTCAGTGTCGGGAATGGACCAGAACGTTTTCCTGAAGCAGGGAGAAGTGGCGTACGTGATGAACGCAAACGGAAAGACCATTTCCCGTTACGAGCACTTGACCTGACAATAAGCAGCACTGGCGCCCTTCATTGAAGGGCATCAATAATGATAAACCGAAGCATCTGCCTTAAGTGTTATAAAAAACCCCGTGGAGGAAATCCCAAAGCTACGGGGTGCTGTACAGCCAGCCAATGACTGATTGTAGCCACGAAGTTGGTTTATTTTCTACTGGTTGAGAATAAAACTGAGAGCCAGGAAGGCTTGAGAGTGGCTCATCCCTGAGCTCACGGGTAGAACGACCGACTTTGTCATGGCAGAGCAAAGTCATCAGTTAGTTTAGGTAACATTTCGGATATAACAAGCGTACCGGGGTATTCCTACGAATGGAGCACCGCAGCTAAAGCGTTACAGGAACCATTCTTCAGAGTGGCTTCGATAATGCTCCCCACATCGCACAGAGGTAAGACATGGCAGACATCACCGCATCCGAACAAATCCGCCTGGATATCATCAAGAAAGTGAATTACGACACAGCAGTGGCCAAGCTGGCCATTGACTGGGTAGGTGACAGCTATCTGAAGTCTGAGCTATTCGCTGATTCCTTTGATCGTGTTTTCACAGAAAGTGAGATTGTCTCGAAGAACCGTAAGGCAATCCAGGAAGCGACCGAAGCGCTGGCGCTGTTTGATACCGGCGCTGAGCAGGCCAGCTAAGGCATTACAGTCGGTGCCTATGGAAGTGTCGTTCTCGTTCAGGAAAGGAAATATTGACTGATACCACCTGATACGAATAGGCCCTTTTCAGGGCCTACGGTAATTAACGTAAACCCGGGCCATGTGAGAATCCGCCGCCAGGACCACCACCATGTCCGCCGCCTGGGCCTCCCGGAGGTAAAATGCATCCTGAAAGAGACAGTGCACCACAGATCACAAAAACAGCAAGCATAATTCTTTTCATAATAACTCCTGAACTAAAGAGCCTTAATTCCAAAACATAAAAGTGAATATTTTATGGAGAATCAGTAATTCCTTTTTCTCCCTCACGTTAAATAGGAATAATCCATGGCAAAACCGGACTGGGGCGAGCTTCAGCGACGGTTCCTGTCCGATCATGCCGCAACCGGCGTATCACCGAAGGATTGGTGTGAAGCGCAGGGACTGAATTACGCTACTGCCCGCCGATACATCAAGAAACCCACTGCGCAAACTGCGCAAAAACCTGCGCAGAAGAAACTGCGCACTGCGCAAAAGGAAAAGTGCGCAGAAGAGCTGGTGGATGATGATGGCCTCACCGATCAGCAACGTTTATTTGTCGCAGAATACCTGAAGGACCACAACGCCACGCAGGCCGCTATCCGTGCCGGGTACAGCAAGAAGACTGCTGAACAAATTGGCTATCAGCTGCTTCAGAAAACTTCAGTTGCGCAGGCCATTGCGCAGCAGCAGAAAGCATCCATTGTGCGCACGCTTGGCAGCGCTGATGAAGTGCTTGAGCAGATGTGGCGGCTGGCAACATTCGACGCCAACCAACTTTCTCAGTATCGCCGCGGGAGCTGCCGTTACTGCTGGGGCTTCGGTCACCAGTATCAATGGCGCGATGCGGTTGAGTTCGAAGAGAAGCTGGCTGAGGCTTTAGCGAAGAAAGGGAAAGAGCCAAACGACAGAGGCGGCTACGGTTACGACCATACCAGCTCGCCTAACCCGAAATGTCCTCGCTGTAATGGTGATGGCATCGGCCAGCCTTTCTTCGCCGATACGCGCAAGCTGGCGCCTGATGCTGCACTTGCCTATTCCGGCGTTAAGCTCGGAAAGAACGGTGTGGAGATAACCGCTATCAGCCGCGAACGAATGTTCGAGGCGGTGATGAAGCGTCTCGGACTGGCTGATAGTGAATTCGCCCAGCGTCTACAGCAGATTGAAATCGAGCGCCGGCAACTGGAGATCGACCAGCTTCGACAGGAGATAGCCCTGGATAAAAACCCGACGGGATTTGAAGAGGATTATCAACTTCAGCCAATAACTCCCGATGAGGAACCTCCAGATGATCCAATCCTCTAGCAGCGATGCTGTCAGCCTGACACCGAAACAGGCAAATATTTACGTCTGGGGATGGCAGCGCTCAGCGCGTTTCAGGGATGCTGTATGCGGTCGCCGGTTTGGCAAAACATTCCTGGGCAAAGCGGAAATGCGCAGGGCTGCCAGACTGGCGCAGAAATGGAAAGTCAGTGTGGAGGATGAAATCTGGTATTGCGCACCCACACAAAAACAGGCAAAGCGTGTTTTCTGGCGAAGGCTGAAACAATCCATACCTCCACACTGGCGGGCATCGAAGCCGAACGAGACAGAATTATCCATCACTCTTAAAAGCGGACACATAATGCGATGCGTCGGGTTGAATAACTACGATGATTTGCGTGGGTCTGGCTTATTTTTCGTGCTGGTGGATGAATGGGCTGATTGCCCGTATGCAGCATGGGAGGAAGTATTGCGCCCGATGCTGTCGACTTGTCGGTATATCGTAAATGGTGTGCAGTTTATAGGTGGACATGCTCTCCGGATTGGCACACCCAAGGGATTTAACCATTGCTATGATTCATGGCTTGCCGGACAGGACAACCGAGAGCCTGACCATAAAAGCTGGCTTTATACTTCGGTGGATGGTGGAAATGTTCCGCCAGAAGAACTGGAAGCAGCTCGCCGGCGAATGGATCCCAGAACGTTCAGGCAGGAATATGAAGCTTCGTTCGAAAACTATCAGGGCGTTGTCTATTACTGCTTTGATCGCCGTAAAAATCATACTGATGAAACCGTTAAACCAGGTGAAGCGCTGCATATCGGTATGGACTTTAACGTGGGGAAAATGGCGGCAGTGGTTTATGTGCTGCGTGATGGGCTTCCACGGGCTGTAGATGAGTTCATGGATGTATTTGATACTCCGGCAATGATTGAAGCGATTAAGACTCGGTACGAGGAAGGGAAGCACACAATCAATATCTATCCCGATGCTTCAGGGAAAAACAGGAAGTCCAGCAACGCCAGCGAGTCGGATATTTCTCTGCTCTATGATGCTGGATTCTCTGTGCTGGTTAATGACAGCAACCCGGCAGTAAGGGACCGGATAAACGCTGTCAACTCAATGCTATGCAATACCTACGGCGAGCGGAGGATGATGGTTAACACGGTAACTTGCCCGAAATTCACTCAGTGCCTGGAGCGACAGGTCTATAACGATAAAGGCGAGCCAGATAAGAAAGGCGGCTTTGACCACGGCAATGATGGCGGTGGTTATCCAATCGTGTACCTGTTCCCTGTCAACGCTACAGCGTTCGACATCACCCTCGATACGACATTCTGATATGGCCAATAATGATATTACTTACGTCCGCCCTGAGGTCAGGGCGGCGATGCCCGTGTGGAAAAAAATTCGTGACGTGTGCAAAGGGGCTGATGCTGTAAAGGCCGCCGGGAATGAATACCTCCCTTTTCTGGATCCGTCCGATAAGTCTGCACGCAATAAAAAGCGCAATGCTGATTACATTCAGCGCGCCGTTTTCTACGCGATAACGGGCAATACAAAGGTGGGTTTACTGGGGCTGGCATTCAGAAAAGACCCGACCATGACCGCGCCGGATAAACTGAATTATCTTCGTGATAACGCCGATGGTGCTGGTGCCAGCATTTATCAGCAGTCCCAGCAGGTTACAGAAAATATTCTGGAGGCCGCGCGCGAGGGGCTTTATACGGATTATGCAGCTGAGACCGACGAGGCGATCATCCTTCGTTATCAGGCAGAAAGTATCATTAACTGGCGCACCAAACGCATCAATGGACGTGATCAACTGGTGCTGGTGGTTTTACGCGAATGCATGGAAAAGGAAGATGGTTTTGCGTACGAGGATGAAATCCAGTATCGCGAACTTGCCCTGGAGGACGGCAAGTTTATCTGCAGGGTGTGGCGAAAGTCGGCCGATGCAGGGTCTTTTTCTGTCGATTCTGAGTATCACCCGAAGCCTAAAGGTGAGGATTTTTGGGATGAGATCCCCTTTACCTTTGTTGGCGCACAAAATAACGATCCCAGCATCGACGAGTCGCCTTTAGCCGCCCTCGTTGAAATTAACCTTGGTCATTATCGAAATTCGGCGGATTACGAAGACAGCGTATTTTTCTGCGGTCAGGTTCAGCCGGTGATTTCCGGGCTTGATACCGCCTGGCGTGACTGGCTGCAGGATAAGGGAATTCGTGTCGGTTCTCGTTCTCCATTCCTGCTGCCGAAGGAGGGGAGTTTTACCTATGCTCAGGCGCAACCAAACACCCTGGCTAAAGAGGCGATGGACAGTAAGCGTGATTATTCTGTTCAGCTTGGCGCCCGGCTTATCGAGCAGAACGGCGCGGTTAAAACCGCCACGCAATCCAGCGGCGAGCAAACCGCATCCACATCGGTGCTCGGCATTTGCGTTTCCAATGTCTCGGAGGCCTATACGCTGGCGCTCGGCTGGTGCGCCAGATATCTCGGCATAAAAGGCGAGGAATATCGTTACAGCATCAATCAGGAGTTTATCGCCAAAGTCGCAGAATCCGGCATGGTAACGGCAATCGTCAATGCCTGGCAGTACGGTGCGATTCGCGACACTGATATGGTCAGAGCTCTGCAGAGGCTTGACCTGATAGATCCTGCTGACGACCCTGAAACTGTCATTGACGCTATTCGTAACGGCGCGCCTAACCTGATTGGTGGCAATAATGGCAACGGCGAATGACAAACTGCATGATGAATCCATAGCCCACGCTATATGGGTTAGTCGCTACAGCACCGGCGTTGCCAACAGGATGATAAAAGTCCTGAATGACAGCGACGCCGAACTTACCGCAAGGTTGCTGGTGGCTATTGATACGCTGGACGCTGAGAGCTTTACCGTTTCTAGGCTGGAAGCGTTACTGGTAAGCGTCAGGGCGATAAACAAGGATGCGATTCAGTCGATGTATGCAGCTCTTACTGCCGAGTTGCAGGAACTGGCGAAGCACGAAGCCACTTTTCAGATGAGCCTCTTCCAGTTTGCCATTCCCGACGATGTTCTTGCTCTTCATCCGCTGGTGGGCATCTCCCCGGATGCGGTTTATGCCGCGGCGATGGGGCGTCCATTCCAGGGACGTTTGCTGAGTGAATGGGCCAGCAACCTCGAAGCTGATCGGATGGCGCGGATATCCAATACGGTGCGGCAGGGATTCCTGCTGGGCGATACGCAGGAGCAAATCGCAAAAAAGGTCCGTGGCCATGCTAATCGTGGTTACCAAGATGGTGCGCTGCAGATGAGCCGGGCCAATGCAGCCAGCATTGCAAAAACGGCAGTAGGGCATCTTGCATCGACAGCCAGACAAAGCTTTGCGTCGGCGAACGACGACATTCTGAAGGGTAAGCAGTGGTTATCTACTTTGGATAACCGGACATCAAAGGATTGTCGGATCCGCGACCGTCTCAAGTACACGCTGGATAATAAACCGATAGGGCACAAGGTGCCTTATCTGCAGGGACCTGGAAAAATCCACTTTTGCTGTCGGAGCACTGAAACTTACATCCTGAAATCGTCCGAGGAGTTGGGTATCAAAGTCGGCGAAATCAAGAATAGCTCGCGCGCCAGCATGGATGGACAGGTTCCGGCTGATACGAATTACCAGGACTGGTTCTCCCGGCAGTCGTTCACGCGACAAGCTGAGATTGTCGGAGAAACGCGCGCCAGGCTGATTCGTGATGGCGGCATGTCTCCCGATGAGTTCTACAACGACAGGGGCGAGTGGCTGACGCTGGACCAGTTGCGCTCAAAGGATGAGCAGGCATTCAGAAACGCCAGGCTTTAACTAACATATCTTATTCAATCAGGCTGCCTTCGGGCGGCCTTTTTTATTGGGCCAGGCCCACAGTAACTATCCCAAGGGGACAACATGCTTATTCGTAACATGCTCATTAAATATTATTCGGCAGCTGGTGGTGAAGGTGGTGATGGCGGTGGCTCCGGTAGTGGTGCGCCCGAGATTACGCCGGAAATCCAAAAGCTGATCGATGAGCAGGTCAGTGCTCAGGTTTCAGGCCTGAAAAATAAAAATAGTGAGTTACTCGGTAAGCTCAAAGAGTCCACTGAGTCGCTTAAGCGTTTTGAAGGTATCGATCCTGACGCAGTGAAAACTATTCTCCAGCGTTTCTCTGATGATGAAGAGGCGCAACTGATCGCCGCCGGGAAAATTGACGAGGTACTGGATAAACGCACTGAGCGGCTACGTGCTGATGTTGATAAGCAAATCAAAGCCGCTAATGAACGCGCTGAAAAGGCGGAAGCGTTCTCCAACAAATTCCGTGATCGTGTCCTGGGTGATGCTATCCGCAGTGCAGCGCTTAAGGCAGGCGCGCTGCCAGAAGCATCCGACGATCTGATTCTTCGTGCTAAAGGCACATTCCAGCTCAACGACGAAGGCGAGGCCGTAGCAGTTGATGCAAATGGCGATGTTCTGTTCGGTAAAGACGGCAAAACTCCGCTCACCCCGGTTGAGTGGGCTGAATCTCTGAAAGAGACGGCCCCGCACCTGTTCCCTCGCGCCGAAGGCTCCGGGGCTGGTGGTCATAAACCCGGTGGCGGTGGCGGTAGTCTGAAACGTTCAGAAATGAGCTCAAGCGACAAAGCGGACTACATCCGCAAACATGGCCAGCAGGCCTATCTCAAATTGCCTAAGTAAGGACTAATCAATGCCTACGACCGTAAACAGTGACCTGATTATCTATGACGACCTCGCGCAGACTGCGTTTCTTGAGCGTCGCCAGGATAATCTGGAAGTCTTCAACGCCGCTTCAAACGGCGCAATCATTCTCGACAACGAACTGATCGAGGGTGATTTTCGCAAGCGCACCTTCTATAAAGTTGGTGGTTCTATCGAATCGCGCAACGTTAACTCCACCGACCCGGTAACGGGTAAAAAAATCGGTGCCGGCGAATCTGTCAGCGTCAAGGCGCCGTGGAAATACGGCCCGTATGAAACCACGGAGGAGGCGTTTAAACGTCGGGGTCGCGACGTTAGCGAATTCTCCGAGGTGATCGGCGTCGACGTCGCTGATGCAACGCTTGAAGGTTATATCAAGTATGCCCTACAGGGTCTTGTTGCAGCCATTGGCGCAAATGCTGACATGACGGTATCCGCGGATATTGCCACTGATGGTAAGAAAACGCTGACCCGTGGCCTGCGTAAATACGGCGATAATTTTAACCGTGTTGCGCTGTTCGTCATGCATTCCACGACCTATTTCGACATTGTTGATCAGGCTATCGACAACAAAATTTACGAAGAAGCTGGCGTGGTTGTTTATGGCGGACAGCCAGGTACGCTGGGTAAACCGGTACTGGTAACCGACACCATGCCAGTTGATGCGATTCTGGGGCTGGTGGCCGGCGCGGTATCCGTAACGGAATCACAGGCTCCGGGCTTCCGTTCCTACGATATCAACGACCAGGAAAACCTTGCCATTGGCTATCGCGCAGAGGGCACGGTTAACGTTGAACTGCTGGGTTACAGCTGGGATGAGACGAAGGGCGCTAACCCTGACCTGACCAAAATCGGCACCGGCGCGAACTGGAAGAAACATTTTACCAGTAACAAATCCACTGCAGGCGTACTGATTAAGCTGGAAGCCCCAGCGGGGGAGTAACCCTGTCAGTGGATAAAACTTCCGCAACTGCTGACAGTACCGACGCGGTGACCGTTTCGCTCAAGTACACCAGAAATGGTGCAGGAGTCTCCGGGGCATCTGTGGCGTGGACGTCTACAGGCGGCACGCTAAGTGCTTCGACGTCACAGACAGGGTCTGCTGGTGGCTCGACGGTGAAACTCACCTCTGCTACGGCCGGCTCCTTCACGCTGACGGCTACCGTTGACGGCGTGGTGAAAACAACTGAAGCGATCGCGTTCACTGCTCCTGCGGGTGGTTAACCGACGGGGCGAAAGCCCCGTTTCTTTTGGTGAGGATCCGATGACCGTTTATATAACAATCCAGGACGTTGACGAGTTGCTGGGGGATACCTGGGCTGCCGCCGACAAAAAGGCTAAAGCCGTGCTCCAGGCAAACACCTGGATGACGGCGCTTAACCTTCAGGATATCGACCCGGAGCATATTCCTGAAGAAGTTAAGCAAGCCGGAGCGTTTATCGCTTCCGTAGCCGCTGCAGGCAATCTGTATCAGCAAAAAACAGATTCCGGCGTGGTGACGAGCAAAAGCGTTGAGGCCGACGATGTGAAGGTTTCCCGCACTTTTGCCGAGCTTTCAACCACCAGCACTGAATTACTCGATCCTGATTTGCAGCTGGCGCTGGATATGCTCAAACCGTGGATGATTAACCCTTTCCAGACGTTCTTTGTGAGGGCGTGATATGTCCGATTTGAAGGTGGTCCCATTTCAAAAGCCCAGCCATCACAACCTCGATAACGACCAGGTTATTCGCCTGCTGAAACAGGCTCTGGAGCGAGCCGAAAACGGCGGCTGCCACAGTGTCGCAGTGATACTGCTTGATGATGAGGGTAACGCGATTGATTGCTGGCATAACGGTGGACGCCCCTATGTGATGGTTGGCGCTATGGAGTCGCTTAAAACCGACTTTATCCATGCTCATATTGAGCGGCGGTAAGGGGGTAACATGCAAAATCCATATGTGCATTATGCCGGCGACGGGCTCGGTCCCCGCGATGTGTTTGTGAATGGAAACCCGATCAGACATGTCGTTTACGCAAACCAGGCAAAGGGTGTTGTAGAGTTTGCTCCGCTCCCGCTGCGGGTTAAGCGCAATGGCGAAATTTATACCCGCAAACTCCACGGTACAGTGATCGTTAAACCTCAGCAGCGTATTGGTGGGTGCAATGGGCATTCGTGACGAGCTGCAAACCGAAGTCGCCGCGGCATTCGATACCGACCTGCAGGATGCCGTTAAGGATTTCACTGGGTCATATACCGTTCGGGGTGCCTGGGACCCGGTGACGGAAACCGGCACTGAAACGCATGTGACTTACTCGGGGCGTGGAGTGCTGGCGCGCTATAAGCTGCGCCGTATCGATGGCGTTAACATTCTGCATGGTGATGTGAAGCTAACCGCACTGGTTAACGAGGTGACTGATAAGCCGGCCGTCGGGCATATCATCACCGCACCAGATCCGATTACGGGTGAGCTTCAGCGCTACGAGGTCATCACCGCTTCTGCCGACTCTGCTGGCGCTGCGTACTCCATTCAACTGCGGAGGGCGTGATATGGCTAAGGTCTGGAACATTGACCCGGCGGCATTCGCCGGGCTGGTGGCAGAAGATGTCAAACTACGCCAGCGGGCAATCGCCATTCAGTTGCTGAATGAAATCGTTCAGCGGTCGCCGGTAGGAAACCCGGAGCTGTGGGCCATTAACGCGACCGCGGTTCAGTACAACAAAGCTGTTGGGGAATGGAACGAATCTCTTTATGCCGATCCTGCCAACCTGACAAAGACAGGCCGTCTCAGAAAGAAAGTCCGTGTTAATGACAGCATGGATATCAGGCGGTCGGCTGAGTATCGCGCAGGAACCTTCAGGGCATCGCATTTTGTCAGCATCGGCGAACCTAATCATTCCGTCCCGACCGAACCGGATCCGCGCGGGACAATGACGTTTCTTAATGGCAAAAATATTATTGACCAGGCGCCAGCCTACTCGGTGATTTACATCCAGTCGAACCTGCCTTACTCCGTGCCTCTGGAGAATGGCCACTCAACACAGGCGCCGACAGGCGTCTATGCCGTCTCGTTTAATGGTGTAATTCAGGCCTACAAATGACCCTTACAGAAATCAGAAACGCTGTCATTTCCCGAATGGCGGCACAGACCGCTATTGCCTCTGATGCGGTGGATTATCCCAATGGCCCGGTATTTGACCCCAGTAACCGCGATATCTGGGCCCGACTAACCAACATTGCTGGGCAGGCTGGCGCAACAGAGATCGGGGACGGGCCGGTAGTCCACAGGACGGGCTTACTCATCATTCAGCTGTTTGTTCCGGTCGGTTCCGGGACGTTGCTTATCTCCCGAACGGCCGACCAGCTAACGGAGCTATTCGAGTTTAAGGACGACGGAAAGCTGAGTTATTTCGCTGTTTCTGCTGTGCCGGCGGGTGAGACCGATGGCTGGTTACAGCTCAATCTTCAAATTCCTTATCGCGCTCTGTAGCGCACAAAAAACAGGAGGCTCCTGTGAGCTCAGGTGCAAAAGTAGTAGCCGCGTTTATTCGCGAGACAACGCCAGGAATCACGCCTACAGCAGGGGCGTGGAACCTGCTGCGTCGTTCTTCATTTGGTCTGAAACCAACGCAGAACACCAACGACAATGACGAAATCGCTGGTGACCGCATGGCGCAAGGTGTTTCACGCGGCACTGTGGATGTCGGCGGCGATGTCGGCACGCGGTTTCGCTGGAACCAGCATGATGATTTTCTTGCCAGCTGTTTCGGTTCCGAATGGCAAAATAACGAGCTGACGATGGGTAATGGTCGTATTACGTTCTCCGTGGCGACCTTTGCCAGTGATGTGGGGATCGCCCAGATTGCCCGCGGTTGCCAGGTTGGTACCTTCCAGATGGAAATCCCGGCCGATGGTGATATCACTGCAACCATTACGTTTGCAGGGCTGGACTGGGAGACGAAGGGGGACGATACCAGCTTTTTCACCACGCCAGTGGATTTAGCGGGGGCGCTGCGTTACTCCTTCAAAGAGGTCACAAACATCCGGCTAAATGGTGTTGATGGCGGGACAGGCTTCTGCGTTGACACCTTCAACATCCAGTTCAACAACAATATGCAGACTCAGCGCTGCATCGGTACCGGTTCGGCATTCGCCGGCGCAAACATTCCGACAACCTTTACCCCGTCAGGTCAAATCACGCTGTCATGGTCAAAGGCTGCCTGGGAGGTTTACAAAAAAACGTTCACCGGCGAAACGGTGCCGTTTAGCTTCACGCTGGAGAATGCTGAAGGCGCCTATACCTTCGATTTCCCGGAAGTGCAGATCTCCGGCGACTGGCCGGATGCGGGGAGCACTGACATTGTTCAGGTTCAGCTGGATATCACCGCGGCCAATACGCCGCCAACTATCACCCGCGTTCCCAAAGTGCCGGCGACGGCAATCAGTGTTGCGCCAGCCACTTCAACTGGAGCAGTGGGATCTACTGTGACGTTAACCGCCACGCTTACGCCAGTTGATTCAACTGATGCCGTCCAGTGGACGTCATCGGATCCGACTATTGCCAGCGTGGTTTCTACCGGGCAGAAAACAGCGAAAGTCACACGTAACGCAGCCGGTACTGCAATCATCACCGGTAAGGCCCGCACCTTTACCGCAACGTCTGAAATCACCGTTACCGTGCCTTAATTTACCTGGCCCGTTCTGCATTCATCGCGGATCGGGCTTTTTTGGGAGTCTTTATGCTGATTATTTCTTCTCAAATTGATTTGAACGGAGAACGCTGGTTTTTCCCTTACAAAAAGCCAGCAGGAAGTAAAAAGAAATTCACGCCGGAAGACGAGGCGCTATTTAAACTCCGTCTGTTGGTGGCCAGTAGCGAGAATCCACAATACCGCTCACGCAATGCGCTGGTGCGGCGCCATATCGACAAAATGGACGCGAGCTACCAGGTCGGTACGGATGCTTTCGATCTCGCCAGTGTGGGCGAGATTGACTCGGTTGATGATCTTCTCATCGACAATTGCGCGCGCTTTCTTCTGAAAGACTGGGAAGGCGTGGGGGAGCTGGTGGATGGTACGGAGACGGCCGTAGCGTATACACCGGAGCGTGGTGTTGCGTTACTGAAGCAAAACCCCTCTCTGTACTGGCTTATTCTGGCTGAGGCGGCGAATATTGCTCAGGGTAAGGAGCAGCAGACTCAGGAAACCGTAAAAAAGCCATAGAGGCCCAAAAGTGGCTAAAGGAATTCGCCGGCGAACAGGGCGAGAAAGCAAAGTGGCGCAGGGAGAAGCTAAATCTCCCGCCCATTCCAGAGCCTGAAATCGATGCAGTCACTGGGGAGATCCTCAACGCTTACGCCATGATATCGCGCGGCAGGAAGTATGCAGGCATGGCTGGAGTGCCGCTCCCTCTATCCCTGAATGATATCGAGCTTTACCTGGCATCGCGCACCATCCTGATTGACCGTACCGAGTTTGATGCAGCGATACTGGCCCTTGATGATGCCTGGAGGGATGAGTGGGCAGAGGCACAGAAACGTGCAGCAGATAAGAAAGGAAGCAACTGACCTACCATTAATGGTGGTCCATGCTCCTGAAAGTCGATGATAGGATGTTTCCGATTGCAATCAAAGGAAACATATAATGAAAAAAGTCATCGCTTTGGCGCTTGGAGCGCTGTTACTTTCTGGTTGTACAGTACGTGTTGCAGATTTGACTGTGGCGAGTACTAAAAATTACAACCTCAATGGGGGTAAGTTCTACAAAGGGAAACGTGTAACAGCAGAAGATAGCTATCCGGTTATCATCTTCCCTCTTGGCATCCCGAACGTTAAAACAGCCGCTGATCGAGCGATTGAAAAAGATCGCTGTGCAGTTGGTCTGTCTGACGTAGTTGTCACTCAACTTAACCACTCCTTCCTGTTCGGTAAGATTGGTCTGCGTGTTGAGGGTAATCTTGTGATTGACCGCAGCCTGCCGGGTTGTGAGAACGCAAGCTGATTGATAAAGCCATCTTCGGGTGGCTTTTTAATTTATGGGGTAGACAAGTGAAGATTATTGGATACTTAGCGATTGTAATAGGGGTGATCTTTGCTGTATCGGCGCTATTTATGGATGTGACAGTAGCGACAAGCGGTGGCTATAGGGTTAACAATCTTGGATTAATGTCATCGCGCCAAAATTACATGATATTTGGAGGTTTCGTAGCCATCGCAGGTATCATTATTGCTCTGGTGGGAGATAAGCTAAAAGCGTCCGGAACTTCAGTCAAATGCCCTTACTGCGCAGAATTAATAAATTCCGAAGCGGTGAAGTGCAAGCATTGCGGGAGTGATGTAACTCCTTCGAAGATAATAGCTAACACTGACAATACTGGAGCTAGTGATAGGCTGGCTGATGTCAATGTAAAGTTAATCGCTGAAATTGCAATTACTGTCTTTGCGGTGATTATCGTAGCAATAATGTTTTACCGCCAATGAAGTAAAGACCCGACAGTTTCAAAAAGTTCCAACCTCGCTTTGGCGGGGTTTTTTATTGCCCGGAGAAAAGCACGTGACAGAACAAACCTCCCGCCTGGCCATTATTATTGACAGCTCTGGGGCAGAAAAGCAGGCTGACAATCTCGCAACTGCACTTGTAAAAATGACGCAGGCAGGTGAACGTGCTGCCACCAGTGCAGGGAAAGTGACAAAGGCCACCGATGAAGAAAAACAGTCCCTTTCTGAACTTTTAGATCGTATCGACCCGGTAAACGCCGCGCTGAACAAACTGGATAAACAGCAGCAGGATCTTGCGAAATTCAAATCCAAGGGGATGGTAGATACCGATACATTCGATCTTTATTCAAAGAAAATCGAGGAAACACGAAACAGGCTAACAGGATTTCGCGACGACCTTGGTAAAACTGGCCAATCCGCCGCCCAGACTGCCTATGCCATGCGCATGATCCCGGCTCAGATGACAGATATTGTTGTCGGCTTATCCACCGGTCAGTCTCCGTTTATGGTGCTGATGCAGCAGGGCGGGCAGTTGAAAGATATGTTCGGGGGTATTATTCCTGCAATTAAAGGTGTATCCACCTACGTCATGGGGTTGGTAAATCCATTTACAGTAGCTGCGGGGGCAGTTGGTCTTCTCACTTATGCTGTTTATCAAAATCGGCTGGACATTGAAGCGGCAACAAAAATTGCTACAGAGTCGCTTGGCACTAACGGTGATGCTGCCGAGCGTCTTGCACTTAATATGGTTGCGATATCCGATAAGACGGGGCTGGCGATCGAAGACGTCGGCAATATGTTTATCACTACGAATGACGGTGCCAGCGAGGCAGTAAATAAATTAATTGATGTGGGGTTTAGTTACGATGAAGCACGACAAAAAGTCTCACAATATAAAGATTCGGCTAATTTTACGGCTCTGAATGCTGATATTGATATGCATCGTCGAGAGATCCTGAAAATCGGCGACTCATGGACGGCTGCGGCTATAAAGGTCAAAAATTATTACACAGCAGCCGACAAAGGTAAGCAGAATGTTGCCCTTGGTGGTGCAATAGACCCCACAATGAGATTTATCGGCCAGGCTATCGACCTGCAATCAACGATGAATGCTTTGACCATTCAGGGTAATAAAGCTGTTGCAGAGTCTGTTGACTGGATTAATAAGGAGTATCTGGCGGCAGACAGAGTTGCCGGTGCAGAAGCTCGGTTAAAGGAGGCAAGAGAGCAGTCCAGAAAAATTGCTTTCTCAGGAAATAAAGAAGCCATCGATCAGGCAAATGCGTTAATTGCTGTACGAGAAAAGGAACTTGAGCAGGCTAAAAAGGCTGAACAGCCTAAGACCCACAAAGGAAAAGCCTATACAGAGGACGCGGCAACCCGGCTGCTTGATCAAATAAACCAGCAGACAGCTGCCTTGCAGTCCCAGCTGGATGCCAGTGACAAGCTTAACAGCGCAACCCAGGCGCGGGTAAAGTTCGAACAGCAAATTGCTGACCTCAAGTCTAAAACGCAGCTTACAGCTGACCAGAAGTCGATTCTTTCCCGTTCAGATGAAATCCTCCAGGCATATAAGCAGCAGGAGGCACTGCAAAACTCCGTAAAAACCCTGGACGATTACCGGAAAATGCAGGAACAGGTAAAGACGAAGGATGAGCGGACCAACGATCTGCTTAAAACCCGTCTTGAACTTCTGGAGAAGGCCAAAGCAACCGGGCAACTAAAGCCCGGTGAATATGAAAAAACACGGGCAGATATTTATCAAAATACCGATATGCAACTGCCCTCGACGGTTCGTAATGTTGTGGGAAACCTGACTCCTACAGGAGGGCGACTCTCTGGAACTTTTGAGGGGATGCAGGGGCAAATCAACGAATATGACCAGGCTCAGCAAGAGCTCCAGCGCTGGCTGGCAGCTCAGGAGGAAGCTTATGCGAAGGCCGGCGAAATAACTGCCGAGGGTGAGGCCAGAATGACCTCGATTCGTCAGCGTGCAGCGGATGCAAATCAGGTCATCGAGGCTCAGAAAAACACCATCATATCTGCGGCCACGCAGTCCTTGTTTGACAGTACCGCCGACATCATGCGAACGGGGTTTGGTGAGCAATCGGCAATCTACAAGGTTGCTTTTGCTGCGAGCAAGGCATTCGCTATCGCTGACTCTATGGTGAAAATCCAGCAGGCTATAGCAAGTGGGGCAGTAAGCGCGCCTTATCCGGCCAACATCATCGCTATGGCCTCAATCGCTGCGCAGACTGCCAGTATCGTCTCAAATATCCAGGCTGTTTCAGGAGTTGGCTTCGCCTCCGGCGGTTACACCGGCCCCGGTAGCAAGTATCAGCCCGCAGGTATTGTTCACAAAGGAGAGTACGTCTTTGACCAGGCGTCAACGAACCGGATCGGCGTGTCTCAGCTTGAGGCACTTCGAAATGGCCAACCGCTAGATGCAACTCTGGGGCGTACAGGGTTTGGTACTGGTGTTCAGAACGTTAACAGCGATAACCGTAGGCAAACAACTGTACACGCGCCGATTAATCAGGAGTTTCATCTCCAGGGTATTACTCCGGAGCAGTTGAGCGCTACACTCAATCAGAATAATCGACAGCTTTCCAGGCAGTTAAAGGGTGAACTCACAAAGGAGGTTACCATGCCACAAGGGGCTTTTGGCAACGCTCTAAAAGGAAACTATACACGACACGGTCCTAGGTAAGCTAAACTGCATTAGCTGAGACTTGATTAGGTAGGTAAGTCTAACAATCTGAGTAGGTGCAAGAAAACACAAGGATCTTAATAATGGAAGCGTTGTTAACATTTACATTTAAAGACTTCATAGCTTTTATGATTCCTCTTTTTATTGGCGGACTTATCTTCAACAGGAGACGTAAACGTAAGGAGGTCCGAGTGAAGTTTTCATTTCTTTGGCTTGTTTTGATAGTCGGTGGATTTCTTGAAATATGCGATGATATCTACACAACTTATTCCTATAGGCATAATCACTTATATAATAATGATACGCTTACAACCGTGTTTAACTATGATTTTGCAAAAATTGTTTTTTGTGGGGTTTTGATCTTTGTTTCTATTGCGCTTCTTCTGCAGGAGTTGCTTTTAAACAAGCAGTCACATTGACGTATATTGCCTGTCGGCGCATCGCCATTTTTTATTTTGATGTGGGGCTGTGCCGAAACAATGTAAGCTCACATCAAAGTCAATAAAATTAATATATTGATAATGCTGTTTTTTTGATTTCTTTTAGCTCTTGATGTGAATTGATAAATATATCGCCTTGTGTGTTTGTTTCGATTTAATAAGATTTTTATCTTCGTTAATTTGAACCAAAAAATCAGAGATTTCTTCGATTTCATCGTGCTTTATTCTGAAATGAATACCCTCCTGAGGTTAATGGTGAAATTTTATTCGAGATACTTTACCGGGAGACTGCATGACTGATATCTACTACCCACATGAAAGCCTCCCTATGCCATTACAGGAAGGATACGGATTTCAGCCTGTAAGCCCGTTAAAACGAACCCAGTTAACCACCGGTCGCGCGAGGCAAAGGCGGGCTTTTACGTCCACGCCGACGCAGGCCAGCATCACCTGGTTTATGGAAACCGATGCGCAGGGACTGGCGTTTGAGTCCTGGTTCCGTGATGCGTTATCTGACGGGGCTGCATGGTTCATGATGAAGCTGCAGACGCCGGCAGGCATTAAGTTTTACAAATGCCGCTTTACAGATATTTATCAGGGACCGGTACTGGTGGCCCCGATTTACTGGAAGTACACAGCGACGCTTGAATTATGGGAACGCCCCCTTGCTCCTGCCCCATGGGGTAATTACCCGGAATGGATCGTCGGCAGCTCACTGCTGGATATTGCGCTGAATAAGGAGTGGCCCAAGGCTTGATTAAAACCGTTTCACCTTCATAATCACTTGTGTCGATTTGTGGGAAAGTCCTTCATGCCGCTCCGTAGCCGGAGCGTGAAATAAAGCGCGGAATAGCGATCCTGCCGGTGAGGGTACACCCACATTCGACACCAATTTTTAAGGTCACCTTCGGGTGGCCTTTTTTATTGGGTAAAAATCATGACAATACTCAACCGCCTGTACGCCAGCAGCGGGCCGGAGGTGATCATTGAGACGCTGCAGATCACCATTGGTTCTGACGTCCATTATCTTTGCCAGGGCTACGAGGGTATTACGGCAACGACGGAGAACGGCGATACCGTAACGTTTACCGCCTGTGCGATAGACATTGCGCTGCCGGCGCGCAATGCGGACGGCACGCAGGACCTCAAATTTGCCTTGTGCAATATCGATGGTGTTGTGTCCACGGCGATCCGCTATGCGCTGGCTAACCGTCTGTCTGCATTGCTGACGTACCGGCGTTACATCTCCACGGATTTAGCGGCCCCTGCGGAAGTGCCGTATACGCTGAAAATCAAGTCTGGTTACTGGACTGCGACCGAAGGGCAGATTACCGCGGGTTATATGAATATCCTCGATACCGCCTGGCCACGTTACCGCTACACGCTACCTGTATTCCCCGGACTGCGTTATATCAGCTAAGGAATCCCAATGTTCAACCCTGATAAATACCGTTCTGTTAAATGGCAGAAGGGCGGTCGCTCTTTTCCAAAACTTGACTGCTTCGGCATTGTGAACGAGATACGCCGCGACCTGAATTTACCCGTCTGGCCCGATTTTGCCGGGATCACCAAAGACGACGGCGGCCTCGACCGGGAAGCGCGCCGGATGATGCTTACCCTTGAGCGCTGCGAACCCTGCGAAGGGGCTGGGGTGGCCTGCTATTCCGGGTCGACCGTCACCCACGTAGGGATCGTGGTCAGTATCGGTGGCCTGCTGCATGTGGCGGAATGCAACCCAGGCACGAACGTCACCTTTCTGCCCTTGCCGCGGTTTAAGCGTCGATTTGTCAAAGTGGAGTTCTGGCGATGACCATTCGTTTTTACCCGTCCCGGCTTCCCGGTGAACCACTCGAAACGCATGAGCATGGTGTAACCAGTATTCGCAGCTGGCTGGTGGCAAAGGTTGAAGGCTACGAGGATCGGGATGTCCCACCGCTGACCGTTGAGGTTGAGGGGCTGTTAATTCCGCCAGGCGAGTGGGCTAAGTGTGTGATTCGCCCTGATAGTGATGTCAGGCTTTATCCGGTTCCCTTCGGGCTGGAGGCAGCCACAATCGCGTGGATCGGCGTCGGTATCTCCGTTGCCGCTGCAGCCTATTCGCTGTTTATGATGAGCAACATCGATACGGGAGGCTATACCTCATCTACAGGGCGGAGTCTCGACCTGAACCCGGCAAAGGCGAATACCGCAAAACTCGGTGATGCCATTCGTGAGGTTTTTGGCCGGGTGCGTATCTACCCTGATTATGTGGTGCAGCCGGTTACCCGGTTTGATGCCGCCGATCCTACGAAAATGCGCGTCCAGATGCTGCTGTGTCTCGGTGTCGGTGATCTGATTTATACCAATGGCGATATCCGGGTTGGCAGTACGCCAGCTTCAACGCTACCGGGATTCAGCAGCACCCATTACCCGCCAGGCGCGGACGTTTCCGGTGATGAGCGCAGCGAAAACTGGGTCAACTCCACCGAAGTTGGCGGGACGTCATCCGGCACCGGGCTGGATATGGCCCAGACGTCGCCGGACGCAGACGACATTATCGCAGACAGCATGACCGTCTCCGGATCGAGCGTGACGTTTACGGGGCTGGATACGGATGATGATGACGATAATGACGAGAACGATAACGCACTGCCGCCCAGCTGGGTCGCTGGCGCCGTGGTCGAACTTAAAGCCCCGGCGAACTACCAGATCACCACGGCGGCCGGATACAGCGTTATCGCAAGCCCGCTGCTGACGGAGATCGCGCCGGTAGTAGGTATGCCGGTGACGCTGGGGTTTAACTCTGTCGATTACGATCTGTTTATCGCGTCATATACCCCCGGTCAGGCTGCAGTGCCCGGCACCGGGGGGAGTGCGGCAAAAGTCCAGGCCAGTGCGGCCCCGACCACCTACGATTTTTCGACCAGCTCCAGCACGTTCACGATCACCTGGCAGGGGGTTACCTACCCGGTGTCGCTGGTGGCTAACTACGTCTCGATGTCGGGACTGCTGGCGGCCATCACCGAGGGACTCACCGGCTCCGGTCTGGTTGCGCAGGACAACGGCGGCACCGTACTGATAACCGAGTCGGCCAGTCCGTTCGCGGGTGGGGCGATCACGTCCTCTTCGCTGCCTGCAGCTGTTTTCGGTGATGCCCCGGTTTACACCTCCGGCACGGCATCAACCGGCGGCAGCCCGGCGGTAACGGCGAATGTGACACTCGCCTATAACTCTGCCACGGGAACGGCCTTTTCCGGCATGCCGGAGGGGGTGCAACGGCTTTCACTTGCTCACCGCGGGAATGAGTACCGGATTGTGTCAGCTGACGGCACGACGGCGACGGTGGCGCGCCTGGTTTCCGGTGCCGTTGATGAGTCATGGCCGGGATTCTCCGCCCGGACGATGATCGACTATGAGGCCACTGGTCTTAACGACACGCTGAGCTGGCTGGGGCCGTTCCTGGTTTGCCCTGAAAATGAGACCGTCGATATGTTCGAGGTGAATTTCTCCTTCCCGAACGGCATCTGTGGCTTTGACAGCAAGGGGAAAAAGCGGCTTCGGCATGTTGAGTGGGAGATTCAGTATCGCGTCTACGGTTCCGGATCGGGGTGGGTGAGTCACCAGGGAGAGTATGCGCTTAAAAACGTCAACGGGTTAGGTTTCACTGAGCGGATCACCCTCAGCTCTCCGGGACTGGTAGAGGTTCGCTGCCGTCGGCGCAATGAGCAGGGCTCAAACAACGCGCGAGACAGTATGTACTGGCAGGCACTGCGCGGGCGACTGCTGACGCGCCCTTCATCCTATCCCGGCGTGTCGCTGATGGCGGTGACCGTCGAGACGGGCGGGAAGCTGGCGGCGCAGTCGGACCGCCGCGTAAACGTTGTGGCCACCCGCGCCTATGAAACCGGAACGGCCAGAACTATCTCGGGGGCTCTGATGCATGTCGGAAACTCGCTGGGGCTGGAGATGGACGTCGACACCATCACTGCGCTGGAATCCGCGTACTGGACGCCACGGGGCGAAAATTTCGATTTTGCTACCGGAGACAGTATCTCAGCGCTGGAAATGCTGCAGAAGATAGCCAACGCCGGGAAGTCACGTTTTCTGCTGAGTGATGGCCTGGCGACGGTCAACCGCGAGGGGATTAAGCCCTGGACCGGCGTGATCACCCCGCATGAGATGGTGGAGGAGCTGCAGAGCGGATTTACCGTACCGTCCGACGATGATTTTGATGGCGTCGACGTGACGTACATCAACGGCGTCACCTGGGCAGAGGAGACCGTTAAATGCCGGGCTTCGGACAATCCAACGCCAGTGAAAATCGAAAACTACAAACTCGATGGGGTACTGAATCAGGATCACGCCTACCAGATCGGCATGCGTCGCCTGATGAAATACCTGCAGCAGCGGGTGACGTTCCAGACCACTACCGAGCTGGACGCGCTGTGCTACAACCTGGGCGATCGCATTGTGCTCACGGATGATATTCCGGGCAACAACACGATTTCCTGTCTGGTGGAGGCGATGACAACGGCTGGTGGCGTGACAACGTTCACCGTCACGGAGCCGCTTGACTGGTCTTTCGAAAATCCCCGCGCGCTGATCCGCTATCAGGATGGCTCTGCATCCGGCCTGATGGTGGCGAGCAGGGTGGGTGACTTTCAGCTGTCAGTCCCGCACCTGAGCGAGTTTGATGATCCGATGAAGGTTGACTTGTCATCGGCAACCATCGAGCCGATCCGCCTGGTGTTCTGCGGCTCAACGCGCCACGTCTACGACGCCATTGTAGAGGAGATCGCCCCGCAGTCTGACGGAACCTGCCAGGTCACCGCTAAAGAATACCTGGAATCGTTCTACCAGTACGACGACGCCACATACCCCGGCGACGTCTCGTAATACCCCATAAAAACCCCTGATTAACTCTTTTCGCTTAAACCCTCGTTTAGGCGAAGTCTCTTTTTGGAGCAAAAAACATGGCCTTTAATCCTCCGCTGGGGAGCACGTCTCCTGCTGTGCTGCTCGATAATGCCAAACGTCTTGATGAACTGGCCAATGGGCCCGCTGCCACTGTTTCCGATCGTGCAGGCCAACCGCTGGATTCCTGGCGCCAGATGATGGCGAAAAATGAAGCCCTCACGGAGGCAACCCGCCAGAATCTTATCCCCCTGAGTCGTCAGTACATGACGCTGTCAGAGGCGCAGGCTGATATCGCGAATATCCCTGCCGGCTCGACTACATATGTGCGCAGCCAGGACGGCAGCGCGCTGGCTGATGAATATATGAACGTCAGCGGAACGCTGCAGCCTACCGGACGCCGCATGTTATCTGCTGAACCATTCCAGGGGTTAGTTGATGCTGTTCTCTTTGCCGACCCTGCAGAGTTTTCACGCTCCGGGTATGCGTCTGCGGTAGTAGCCGAGGATATGTTCATTATTACCGCTGTCCGGTCTGATGGTTCATTTTTTATTCCTGACCTGGATATCCCCGGCATTGACCTTGACACCCTGTCTCGTATCACTGCTGAGATCACATTTATTGACCCTATTGAGTTTTTGCGATCGGGATACAGGTCAGCTGTGCTGTCAGCTGACCGCTTTATTCTGTCTGCGGTGGCGCTGGATTCAGATGTTTATATACCCGTCATTTCTGACTCGGTCGGGGTTATTGACTCGCGCGAGTTCGCCCGCAGTGGTTTTATCAACGCAGTTATTTCAGAGGACAGATTTATTATGGCAGCCAGGACTACTGAGGAAAATGCTCAGGAGGGGAGCAGGGAAATTCGCCTGCCGACAGAGTTTGAGCGTTCGGGATACCGGTATGCTGATGCGAGCGCCGATATGTTTGTTACAGACGGAGACCGGCTGTTAACTGAGGCGTGGCGGCGTGACGTGTATTACGCCAGGGTGGTGGGCGCATACAGTCAGCTGTTTAAATTTGATGCGAATGGCGCTGAAACTCAGTTGACGCATGACAATGCGAACGTGACGAACGTCCGGGATAGCGACGATGAGGTGCAATGGCAGAGTGATGTCGATGCCGGTGTAAAAGGCGGGCTCTGGTTTACGAAGAAGTCCAGTTTCGATCCCCACCCGGTATTCCCACGAAACATCATCACGCTATGGGGGCATTCATTTCTGCAAAACCCACGACTGGCTAATAAATTATATAAATTAACTGGAATGCCGGTCTGGAATTTTGGACGCAGTAATATCACAAGCAAGGGCGCAGCTCTGCGTCAGGGCGGCCAACGTATCGAAGTATGGCCGCTGACGGGAAAACTTCCTGCGACAACCGACGCCGTACAAGTCACGCCGTCATCGCCTGGTCCGCTGGAGCTTGGCGCTAAAAATTACGCACTGAACGGGCAGGGATATTTCCGCGGGCAAAAGGTCTGGGTCAACTGGTACGCTGACAACACGCTAAAAATCACCCGCTATGCCGCCGGTGCGGAAATTACGGTTCCCGCTGCTGAAACGCTGACCTGGATACCCCAGACACAGGAGGCCCTGACCGATATTGATACCGGGCAGGTGATAACGCCGCAGTATGCGACGTATGACAGGCACGCTGAAGGGATTAATATTTTCTGGATAGGACGAAATAACAGTGCTGGTATTGCGCAGGTTATTTCCGATTTGAAAGCGATGGTGGAAAAAGTTAAGGCATCATCTAAATATCCGCGAATCGTGGTGCTGGCTGATTTCATGGATGCCGGACAGACCAATGGCACGGCAGGCCGTGCGCAGATGTTTTCGCTGAACGCTGCGTATAAACGCGCGTACCCTGAATATTATTGCGAAATTGAGGGCGTTGATATTCTCCAGAACTTTATCAATCACGCCAACCCGAACTATGCAGATGATGTGGCCGACGTTGCAGCCGGAACAACCCCCCGGAGTCTGCGATATGACGACCTGCATCCGTCTCAGGTTCTGCAGGAAAATGCATTACATATCGGCGCGGATGTTAACGCCGAATTTATCTATCAATATCTGACAAAAAAAGGCTGGTTATAATGACTACAGTAACAGGTCCATTTGAAGTACGTAAAAATCTGACCCTGGGCGCGGGTGTAAAACTGTACCGCGACCAGACAATTACTCCCGAAACGAAAGCAGTCTTTGATTTTGCATCGGACTGGGCGGGCGGTAACAAGGCACAGTACAAAAATCTGAACACGTTAAAAAACCTGAACTATGTCGATGATGCGATAACGATTAACGCCAACGATTCAAATTCAAACGCGCAAAACTACGGCAGTGGGGGCGGTATTTATTCTGCGACTGGTCAGAACTTAGGGGTAAAACTCCCGGCGTCGGCATACCCAACACCGGATATGACCCGATTTATGTTTACTGTGTGGGCAAAATGGCCGGCGGACAAACTGATAAACCCCGCAAATACTAACTGGGCTCTGCTCTACGCGGGCTCAGGCACCGGCGCATTGTCAGATGACGCAAGCACGGCGTTTAAAATCGGCGGCGTGCGGCAGGTGAACGATGGTTCGGACGTTCCAATTCAGGTCCTGTACGTATATGGCGTGCGCGTTACGTATCCCGCAGAAGCGCAAACAAAGATTAAAGCAGTCGTTGGCCAGAGCAAGCCTTTCCAGTACGGCGTAGAAGTGGTTCGAGATAAAAATCTGAACAATTTCTACTGCAATTTCTACCTCAATGGTGAGCTGATCGGGACGTCACCAGCATTTACTCCCCTGGCTGTCCCGACGGTGACAAACGCGTTTGTGCTGGGAAATCTGGCTAACGGCTACTGCATGGCGAACACTGTTTTCTATCGTGTACGCCTGGATGACCTGAGTGGCTCTACTCGGCTGACCGCAGATCTCATCGCTGACGATTACGCAAAAAATAAGGGGTACTTTAGTTAAAAGCAATTGCGGCTGTCATGGAAATTGATAGCCGCAGCCTCTTTGATCTGCTTACTGAATGAAATTACTGTATGCATAACCAGTAATAAATCAGAGGGCAGACATGCATCGACAGTCAGACATCAATCAGGCATTCCGCGAGTCGGTATTGCGCAACTCCAAAGGTTTTCAGTACCTGCACACAAAGGATTTTGTGTCAGCGCTGCGCCGGCGTGGCATCCACTTTACCGAGGTGGAGGCGAACTCCTGGATCGCACGCGAGCAGTCTTATTTCATTGATAAAACGGCAGAGCATAGCGAAAACAGGCTGTGGATGATGGCAGAGATGGAACGAGAGCTGATTGTCGAGCGAACCAGAGCGGGTTTAGCCGCAGAATGCTGGAGAACGGCGCTACCCGGCAGCAGGTAGCCGATGTGATAGGTGTAGACGTGAAAACAATCTACAAGTACCTCCCGGCGACTTGAAGACAAAGATTTCACTACTTTTCCTGATATGTTACGTTTGGCTTAATCAATTCATTCAGCTTTGAAAACAGTTTGGTTTGTTCGTGAACGGTAAGAAAACAATAAGTTTTGAGCAATTTTTAACTATTAACAGCAATCTTGTTTCCATCTCAGATACATGGGCTGACTTGTGGGCGTTAATTTTTCACACGGGTTTAAGCGCTGGAAGGCTGCTGAGTATTCGATATGATGATATTGATGGTGACTTGATACTGATACGAAAACAGGGTCACCTGAAGGAGCTACGTGTTGAATCAACCCCTCCAGTGGAGGCGATGATTGCTCGTAGAAGAGAACGCTATCCAGAAGATGTTTATTTATTTCAGAGTCATTCTAACCGTGTGAAGTACCATCGCCGGCCGGTCACTATAATTGCTTTCAACGCCGCTTTACGTCGCGCCGCTAGATCATTACCAGACGTTAACGTAAGCAGTAGTAGCGCGAGAAACATACCGGACTAAGCGCCTGTCCAGTAGCGTGCGGCCGATGTGACAGGCGTGGGAGTGAAGACGATTTACAAATATTTGCCAGTACAATACGGCGATAAAAAATCCCCTTGAGCAGGCACACTCAAGGGGAAAATACTACATAATATCATTGCTGTGTGCGTCTTTGCGCTCATCTATCTTCCAAGAAGATGCCTAAAGCTTCCAGATATTTCTGGTCTGAGCAGTTAAAACATTGGATCGGCGGCCTATGTGATAGGAGGGGGTGAAGACGATTTATAAATATTTTCCAGCCGGTTAAGTTTGCTCACCTGCGAACCGTATGCAAGAGATCGCAGGTGAGCAATTTGCTATGAAGCATTGCTATAGCTGAAAAATTTTAACCTCGCATTGTTCGCAAAATCATCAAACAGCTAAGGCCTGAAAACACTTTAAGACTTACCTTACTCATTACATCAATATGTTACGTCAATGGCGTAAATTGATAGCCATAGCCTATATTGATATGTCGCCCTGTTAAAACTACTGTATATAAAAACAGTATTAATATGAGCGAGTCTATTATGCAGTTCTACACGCCCGTTGAGTTAAGTCAGATCATGCTGCTCCCGTTGTACAGCGACCTTGTGCAATGTGGTTTTCCTAGTCCTGCACAGGATTACGTTGAGCAACGTATCGATCTGAACGAGTTGCTCGTTAACCACCCCAGTGCGACGTATTTTGTCAAAGCCGCCGGCGACAGCATGAAGGATGCCGGCATAGGAGAAGGTGATCTTCTTGTTGTGGATAGCTCAAGGACAGCAGTTCATGGCGATATCGTTATCGCTGCAGTGGATGGGGAATTCACCGTTAAGAAGCTGCAGCTGCATCCGCGGGTTCAGCTTAACCCAATGAACCCTGCATATTCGCCGATAGTCGTCGGTAGTGAGGACACTCTCGACGTGTTCGGGGTGGTTACGTACATCATCAAATCAGCTGGCTGAGATGTTTGCACTTTGCGATGTGAACTCATTTTACGCATCCTGCGAAACTGTTTTCCGTCCTGACCTGAAGGGGCGTCCGGTGGTCGTTCTGTCAAACAACGACGGCTGTGTGATCGCCCGCTCGCAAGAGGCGAAGCCCTTCGTCAAAATGGGCGAGCCTTATTTCAAGCAAAAGGACATGTTTCGCCGGCACGGTATTATCGCGTTTAGCAGCAACTATGAGCTTTATGCCGATATGTCCAACCGAGTGATGACAACGCTGGAGGAACTCTCTCCACGCTGCGAAATTTACAGTATTGATGAGGCATTTTGCGACCTGACAGGAGTTCGGAATTGTCGCGACCTTACCGACTTTGGCAGGGAAATTCGCGAGACGGTTCTGCGCAGGACGCACCTCACGGTCGGTGTCGGCATAGCCCAGACTAAAACCCTGGCAAAGCTGGCCAATCACGCGGCGAAACAGTGGCAGCGGCAGACCGGAGGAGTGGTGGATCTGTCTAATCAGGAAAGGCAGAGGAAGTTGATGGCTTTGCTTCCGGTGGATGAGGTCTGGGGCGTCGGGCGCCGCATTAGTAAAAAACTGGAGGCCATGGGGATTAAAACGGTACTTCAACTGGCGGATACCGATATCCGTTTTATCCGAAAGCATTTTAATGTGGTTCTGGAGCGAACCGTGCGGGAGCTACGCGGGGAACCCTGTCTCGGTCTGGAGGAGTTCGCGCCGGTAAAGCAGGAGATTGTCTGTAGTCGCAGCTTTGGGGAGCGGATTTCCACCTACGAAGAGATGCGCCAGGCGATATGCTTATACGCATCCCGTGCCGCGGAGAAACTCCGTGGCGAGCATCAGTACTGCCGCTTTATCTCTGCATTCGTCAAAACCAGCCCCTTTGCTCTGAATGAACCCTATTACGGAAACAGCATATCGGTAAAGCTGCTAACGCCGACCCAGGACAGCCGGGACATCATCACCGCGGCGGCGAAATGCCTCGATGCAATCTGGCGAGACGGACATCGTTATCAGAAAGCAGGTGTAATACTTGGGGATTTCTACAGCCAGGGCGTAGCGCAACTTAATCTCTTCGATGATAACGCACCACGGAAGAACAGCGACAAGCTAATGGACGTTCTCGACCAACTCAACGCAAAGGACGGAAGGGGAACGCTGTATTTTGCAGGGCAAGGGATCCAGACTGCCTGGCAGATGAAGCGAGAAATGCTTTCGCCTCGGTACACCACGAGATATAGTGACTTGCTCAAAGTCAGGTGATTCAGCCCATCAGTATTGCATTGTACTATCGCCGATTCTACTCCTACAGGAGTCCGTTCAGAGCGCAGACCGAGTGAAAACTCAGACCGAGCACCGAAGTGCGTGAGGCTATGCAAAATCTAGAACCGTTCGACTGCTCAAGCAGCGTCAGATTTTACGTATGAGTGCGTTTTTCAGCTCTGCTCTTGGCTGTTTCTGCAATCACAAACGTTTTCACACAGCTTGAGCGAGGAACGGACTTAACTTGATTGCTAGTCTTGATAAGTAGAATCTTTAGTTAAGATTTATTTTTAATATCAAATTTTTCAGAGATTTTCCCAAAGAGTTCAATAAATCGTGAATCAATTTTATCTACATCAAGATGCGACAAATCTGATGCCCCTGAAGTATTCCAATGTTGGAATACTTCTTTCAATTCAGTTTGAGATATTTGCGTAGAAAAAACGCGCATATAGAACTTCCCGAACGAAATTGCGTGCAGTCGATCGGCATTCTTCAAAGCTTCTAATTGATGCGTTTTTGCCATTAAAAATGAATACCTTGCCAAGCCCAAAAGTAACGCTACAACTGTTACACCTTTAATAGCATCGAAAATCAGTCTAGTAGTATCAAGAGGTGATTCTACAAATGAACGCTCAGCTAAAAACCAAAGAATTAATACGAAAATGACAGAGGCTACTAATGCCCCATATCCAGCAAAATGCCATCTTGAAGATAATTGACGACCATCTTTTTCGCGCGCCTTAAGATCCTCAATTGTTTCACTTATATAATCGGCTGATTCATCTTTAAGAACTTTTGCTCGAATTTCTTTTCTCTCTTCCTGAGCTACTCGGGCTCCTTCGAAGCGGCTGATAGCATTTACAATTTCATTAACGAGGTTTGTCATATCATCAGAACGTGCGAATAATGCCTGGAACGCCCCAAGATCACTATCATTAAGAGCTTCTTTATCCAGTACCACTGGCAAAACAAGCTTATCCCGATTGCTATTAGCAACATAGGATATAGCACCAGTAACCTCTATATTAAAATAGTAAGACTTATCGCTATGTTCAGTAACAAGTGCGATAAATACATCAGCGTTTTTTAAATGCTTTAGTATATCCTCTTGCCAATGAGACCCAAGCCGAATCGATTGTTGGTCCAAAAATACATTGTAATCATATCGACTAAGCTCTTCGGTTAGTTTTTTTGCAATTAAAACATCTTCTCTTGCATAGGATATAAATACATTAATCAT